TGCTACCGCTCCCCACAAGTCGATCACCATCAAGTGCATCACCGGCGGCTCGCTGGGAACGATGACGGTGCAGTTCTCGCTCGACGGCGGTACCACCTATGGGCCGGTGACGACCTCGGCCTCGGGATGGTCGTCGACGGGCATCTTGGTGCCAGGCACCTACTGCACGTTGACCTTTGCCGCCGCGACCTACGTTGCGACCAAAACCAACGTGGTCGGCATCGACGGCACCGTCACGGCGGGCTCCGGCTGGGTGGGAACCGTTGCTATCGGTTCCGCCAGTCCGATCGACGACTACGAGGTCGTTTGCACCGTGGCGAAGGCGGGAGCGGTTGGAACCGCCGTTCTCTCGATCAGCTTGGACAACGGAAACACCTCGTTGCCGCCGATGCTGGTGCCATCGGGCGGCGTCGTCACCTTGCCGGGAACGGGCATCTATCTCACGTGCAGCAGCTCTTCCGGCAATTTCAACGCCGGCGAGACCTATTCATTCCTGACCATCGGGCCCGGGTTCTCGACGAGCGACATCACGAACGCCTTGAACGCGCTGAAGGCGATCCGCACCCTCCAGGCGTCTTTGCTGCATTTCGCCAATATGCCGAGCTCGGCGGCGGGCGCGTTCTCTCAGGCGTCGACCGTCGATAGCTCTGTGCTCGACGGCTTCAATAACAACGTTTTCGACTGGGAGGCGATGGTCAACTGCCCGAGCTCGGCGGGCGGGATGCGCATCACCTCTCCGCTCACGCAGCGCAAGCATATTCGCCCGCTGTCGTGGCTGGCCGCGGAGCGCTACGTCGAGACCGACCCGCGCAACGAGCTGGCGGCGACGAAGCCGGATGTTCAGACGGCGACGGGCGATGGCTCGCTGCATATCTTCTTGCCGGCGGGCGCGACGACGATCGCGGGGCCCGGCGACATCGTGATGCCGTCCTCGACGGTGCTTTACGACACCGCAGACACCGACTCGGTAATCCTCGCCGCTCGAGGGTCTGATCTCACGCGCACGTCCGTGTTCGTCGGCGGCCGCGACGAGTTCATCAACCCGGGTCTCGACGACGTGCAAATCAACACCGCGCGCACCTACGGCGGCCCGCTCAAGGCTTACCTGTCGATCACCGCGGGCGTCATCGGCTGGAAGAACCTCACCACCAATACGAGCTATGTCGACGCCGGCGGTCTGCGCGCGCTCAACATCATGGTGGCGGCGCTTCGCCCCGTCGTGCAGGGGCTCCTGGGCCAGCGGCCGCAGGTCAACAGCGACGGCACGATCGCAGAGAGCGCCGCCCGCACGTGGGATACGCTGCTCGACAATGCGGTCAAGCGCGCCCTTGGAATGACCAAGGGCGGCGACTTCGTCAATCCGCAGTGCTCGGCGGCGTCCGCCGTCGTGCTCCGCTCCTCGCAGCTCGGCCAATCGCCCAAGCGCCTCGACGTCGCCTACACGTTTCAGGCTCTCGGCGAGGTCACGCAGGAATCCAATAACGTGCAGTTCTCCGGCGTCCTGACCGTCCAGTAAGCCCCCCGCTCATTCCCTGACCTGAAAACGCGAGGCCTCGCCTCGACGGGAGTCGTCTATGCCCAGCATCAACGGTCGCGAGCTTCAGCACGCGCTGGTGAATCTCCAGGCCACGTGCGCCGTGACGGGCGCGCCGGCCTTTACCTTCAAGTTCTTCAAGGCGCTCAAATACAAGAACGGCGCGAAGAAAGAGCCGGTGCGCAACAAGCAGGGGCAGATGGTCAGCTACGTCATCAAGGAGGAGGAGACCGACGCCTCCTTGACCACGCTGCTTTCCGAGTGGTTTTCGTTCCGCGATTGGTTGCGCCAGCAAGCGGCGATCATCGCGTCGCAGGTGCAAGCGCCGATCGGCATCGGTCAAGTCGAGTTCGAGCTGACCGTGACCTATGGTCAGGTGCTGGCAAAGCTGAAGACCGATCGGCTTCTCACGGCGATGGTCCAAGAAGAAGGTCGCGACTCGAGCGACAACCAAGATCCGCTGGCCGCCGAGATTCCGCTCTTCACGCTCACCATCAGCGACGACCAGAACAATCACTTCATCGAGTATCAGCCGTGATCATCGCGCTTCCGTCGCCCGAGGAGCGCAAGGCGTTGCTCACGCAGAATGCCAATCGTTACCCCGAGGCGTTCGACTTCACGCTGCCGACGGACGGCGGAAAAAGCGACACGCTGAAGATCGTGCTCGGCACTCCGAAGCAAGACTCTCCCGGGTGGTCGTCCGCCGTCGCGGCGACGTTCAAGCCGAAGACGGTCGATGCAGACCCGGCCGCCCTCGTGGCCGATTGCATGCTCTGGCCCGAGCCGGGCGACTGGGGAAGCGTCACGCGGCGCTGGCCAGCGTTGCCGCAAACGGTCGCGACCGTCGTGCGCAGAAAGCTCGGCGGCGCGCTCTCGATGATGGAAAGCCCGGAGGGCGAGGGCCCGCCCGAGCTCGTCAAGGCGGCACAGGAGCGCAACCCGCGCGTGGTCTGGCGGCGCTTGCGCCTCGATGGCGCGCTCGTCGAGCTCGCGGTGCAATCGCCCGACGAGATGGTCTGGCGGATGTTCAACTCTGAAATGGCAAAGGACGGCGCCGACTGTTGGAAACTGGCGCTTGATTTCGCCACGGCGTCGGTGGCGGACGCCTCGGTTCCGGTGGCATCTTTATTCCTTCGCTGGCCTGGTGCGGCGCTCCTGGTGGCGCTCACCTCTTCGCAGCTGGCCGGACTCGCCGCGGAGTATGCCAAGGGGGAATTTTAGCGGCCTATAGGGCCGCTCGCGATGCGAAGGACGAAGGCGATTTGCTGGTAGCTGCGGACGCCTTGCTTGCTTACCACGGCATCGAGAACCCCACGACCAAGCAGCGTGTCGGCGCCATGCTCGACGCGGAATTCAAAATCCGCGTGATCAAAACGCTGAGAGGAAAGTGATCGGATGGCACTCGAGTTTAAAATCGAGCTATCCGGTAATTTCTCCGGTGCGCTCGAAAAGGATGCCGCGGCAGCCGAGAAAGCCGAGGGAGCGACCAAGAAGCACCGGCATGAGCTCGAGCTTTTCGAGAGCGAGGTCGGCAAGGCGAAGACCGGCCTCGCAGGATTCGAGATCAATCTCGAGGCGCTGAGCAAGGGCGGCGCGCTGTTCACGTTCGATTTGGCGACCGGCTTGCGCGAGGCCTACGAGGTCATCGAGAAAATCGTCGACAGCGTAGTCGACCTCGGCAAGGAGATGGTTCGCGCCGCTGCGGACGCGCAAGATCTGAATCTCGCGATCAAACTCGACGTCGGCGAAGAGGGCCTCGAAAAGGTCGACAAGCTGGCCGAGTCTTTCGGCGACACGCGGTTCAGTCCCAAGGCTATCAAGGAGGCCTTGCTGCCGCTGCTCGAGGAGAGCGGCGACGAGCACAGCGAGCAATGGGACGATCTGGTCACGGCGGCGACCGACGTTGCAACGCGCCGCAAGACTGGCGTGGCTGGCGCAAAGTCTGCTCTCGAAGCGCTGCGCGGAATCGAGATTCAGCCGCAGCGCATCCGTGGCGCGCTGAAAGAGCTGGGCATCAAGCAGAAGGATTTTTACAGCGACCTCGGCGACCTGTTGGGCATCTCGGCGACGTCGGCAGAGAAGCAAGTCAAGGCCGGCCAGATCAAGGCGAAGACGTTGCTATCGGTGGCGCTGCACCAGATCGCGCAGCGCGAAGGCGGCGCTCTCGGCGAGGCGACGAACCAGGGTAGCAAGACGCTCGGCGCGACGCTCGACCGCTTGGCAAACCTGAAAGATACGCTCTTTGAGCGCGTTGCCGATTCTCCGGGAATGCGCGCGATTCAGGGCTTTCTGGATAATGTCGTCAATACGCTCGAGGGGCCGATCGGTACCGATCTGGTCAAGAAGCTCAGCGATGCGTTTACGACAATGTTCGGCGACCTCTCCGGGCCGGAAGGTCTGGAGAAAGTGCAGCAGGGAATCATCGAGATCGCCGACGACGTGAAGGGCTTTATCGATGGCTTCCGTAATGCTTGGCCTGAGATTAGGGCCGGCGCCATCGAGGTCGGCGAAGCGCTGAAAGTGGTCGCCGAAACCGTGGCAACCATCGCCAAGGGCTGGCTGAGCATTGTCGAGCTTGGCCGAGAGGCGAGCTCGGGCCGTTTGTTCCGCGACATTGGCGACACGCTGACGGGAAATCATGGCGGCGTATCCGGCGAGAATCAACTCGCTCCTCTCGGCTATCACGAGACCAATTGGCGCGGCGTCGCATCGGGCGTCATCGGGGCGACCCTTCAGGCTTTGCCGATGGCCCTTGGGTTGCCGCATTTTGCGGAGGGCGGCATTGTCAACCGCCCGACGGTCGGTCTGTTCGGCGAATCGGGGCCCGAGGCGATTGTCCCTCTCAGCAAGGCCGGGATCGGCGGCGAGGTCAACATCACCTATGCGCCGCAATATCACGTTACCGGCGGGACAGACGTGAATGACCAGCTCGAGCAATTCGACCGGCAGGCGCGGCTCGAGTTCTCGCGTCTCATCGACGAATTGAGGGCAGCATGAGCTCAAGCACATTCGGCCCCACGTTCTTTCCGCCGCTCGGCCCGGCGAAGGTCTCCGGCGGGCTCAAGCCGACGGGGTGGGATCGCTGTGTTCTGGGCGGCCAGGTGCTTCCTGCGTTCGCTTCTGTCACGCGAGGCGGCATCAAGCTGAAGGAAGATCCGAAAAAGAAGGCCGGCTCCGATGGTTGCCATCCTACTTATCACGGCGTCGATCCGCAGCCGATGCAGCTCGAGCTCGAGACCTATACCGACGACGACCGTGAAGCGCTTGCGTTGATTATGCAACCCTATGTGCCCAAGGAAGGGCAGACGCCAAAGCCGGTATCGATCGACTATCCCGGCATCCGCTTTCTCGGCATCACGAACGTGCAGATCATTGGCGTGGGCCCATTGGTGCCAGTCAAGCCAGGTATGGCCAAGATGGTCGTCGATATGCGGCATTGGCTGCCTCCGCAGTCATCGCGTAGCGCGACGACGACGCCGGTGCGGGCCATTCGCAATGTCCGCAAGGAAGCGGCCCAGAAGGCCAAGCCGTCGAATCCCCCGCCGACGCAACAGCCGAGCATGGGAAAGCCGCCGGCGTTCACGGGCGCAGTGCGGTAAATGGCGCTCGTTACCTGCGCCGGCGCGGATGTTCTGCGCATGCGCGTGCACATGCCGCAGCGCCGCAGCTGGTGGGGCTGGCTTGACCTCGACACGGCGACGGCGCCTACAGGGAAGGTCACCATCGCCGCAGCCGGGGGCCTGTCGCTAGTCGGAACCATCCTGCAGCCGTCGGGCGTATTTCTCGATTCCGCTCGTGTGCGCGTCGTCGGCGGCGCCGGCGGGCTCGAGCAGGTCATCTCGCCAGGGGCATACGAAAACGCTCAGCTGCGCGACCCCCTGAATGCGATTCTGAGCGCGGTTGGGGAGTCGCTATCATCGACGGTGTCCGCATCGATTCTGTCGGTGCTGCTGTCGCACTGGACGCTCTCGGCTATTCCTGCGGCGCAGGCGATCGATGAGCTTTCATGGGCGGCGGCCGATGCTCTCGGGCAGTCGATTATCTGGCGCGTGCTTTCGGACGGTACGGTCTGGCTCGGCGCAGAGACATGGCCGTCGCAGACGATGCCGGCGGGCGCTGACGTGCTCGAGCAGGCGCCGGCGGAGGGCCGTTTCGTCATCGGCGCGACGACTCCATTCATCGTGCCCGGTGTGAATTTGCAGGACGTTGGCAATGTGATCGCGGTCGACCACTGGGTCAGACATGACCGCGTCAGGGCTGACGTATGGACCTGAAAACCAAATTTCGGGCGCTGGTGCGCGAAATCGTTGGCTTGCCGTTCGACGAGGGGAAGCCACCGATTATCGATTTGCTCGCGCTCTACCGCGCGCGCGTCGATGTTTGCGCCAGCGACGGCAGTACTGTCGACGTGACGCCGGAGGATACGCGGCTATCTCCGCGCAAGAACGTCATGGTGCGCGTAGGAATTCCGGGCGCCGTCGCGGTTGTCCAGGCGGGCGCGATTGTCCTGCTCGGCTGGGAGCGCGGCGATCCGAAGCGCCCTTATGCCGTGCCGAGCTGGGAAGCGGGCGCAACCGTGACCACGCTCAAGCTGAACGCGACGACGATCATCCTCAACAGCGGCACCAATCACGTCGCACGCGTCGGAGATGCGACGAGTGGTCATGTGCACGTCGAGAGCGGCATGGCGGGGCCGTATCCTGTTTCCGGGTCGACGGCATCAGCGACCGACACCATTGCCGAGAACGGCGGAACGGTGAAGAGCGGCTGATGGCCAATTACGCGTATTCTCCAAACGCGCCATCAGCCGACGTTATCGCGATGGCCCTTCAGTGGGCTCAGAGGCAAAGCGATTCCGGATCGACGAACGGCGGTATTGTCGCCAACGGAAATCCGGCCGTTGCATTGCTTGCGCAGGGTGGCGCAAATGACCCCGCTGGAATTGCGACGGCTTATTTCCAGGCCATTTGCGATGTCATCCTCGCGCAGGTCGGATATCAGGGCGTTCAGTTCAGTCAGACGAACAATGCCAACGGCAACAATACGCATAGTCAATCGTTCGTCGATGGTCCGTTTGCAAGCTACACATTCAATGCGCCGCTGACGAAGAACTATCTCGTGCACGTGGATGTGACGACGTATTTCTCCGCCATTGCAGCGAGCGCGAACGGTCAATGCAATTTCGGCCTCAACATCGACGGCGTCGATCATTCGGATTCAGGATGGTTCGTGCACGACAACCGAACGGGAATCCATGAGCGCTGTTCATTTCGATATCTGGCTGCGCTCGCCGCCGGGTCTCATACGATCAAGCTCCGCTGGCTGACCGACGCCTCGACGACGTCGATGGCGAGCGCTATCGGTTTCGATTTCTGCCAGCTCGTGATTACGGGGTAAAGCATGGCGACCGACTACGGGATTGACGTGCGTTGCCTCGACGACGTCGACGATCCTGAGGTTCTCGTCTCAGGCGACCTGAATGTCGCCTACGCTCTCGCGCGGCGCTGGCTGCACGACCCGGAAGAATTCGAAGAAATCGGCGAGACAAAGCCATACGACTGCATCGACATCCGGGGATGGTTCGGTCAGCGGCTGAGTCTCACAGATCGATCGACGCTCGATAATATTCAGACGCAACACGCGCAGGTGCTTCTCGGAGACGTTCGCGTATTGAGCGCGACCGTTGCCGCGTCCTTCGCTAATGGCGTCTTGACCCTGACCGCAAACGGGCAGGGCACCAATGGGCCCTTTACGCTTGTGCTCGCCAGCAATGGCGTGACGGCGCAGCTTCTCAGGGGTGGATGATGCAGGCACCATCGTTCACCGACATCATTGCCGTTCCAACGCAAGATGAGGTTCTAAATCAAGAAGTTCTTCCCGAGGCGACCAGGCGCAGCTTGCGGGTTACCGACTGGAATCCCGGCGGCGTCTGGCGCACGTCGGCCTATGTCATCGCGCTCATGCGCGCAAATGCTCGGCTGGCCATTGCCACGCTGATGTGCGCGCTGTTCGAAGATTACGTCTTTGGCAAGTCGCAGCCACCGGCGGACGCAGATGGCAACGTCCTCGACGTCACCGGATGGGCGGCGCTCGTCGCTCAGCAGCGTTATGGCACGCCGATCATCGACGCGACCTACACGCGCCGCACCATCACGCTCACCAATACCTCTCTGAGCTCCTACGGCCCCCTTCAGCCCGGGCCTTCGCTGATGATTCAATTCCCATCGGGCAATCGCTACGTACTCGACCAGGTGGTCACCATCGCCGCCAATACCACAACGACGGCGACCTTCCGCAGCGAATTCCCGAACGACAGCACAGCCGGTCTCGTTTACAACGATATGGCCGGCTCGACGCTGCAGATGATCACCTCGAACTATGCCGGCGTCACCGCGAGTAATCCGGCGCCCCCGTTTTCGCCGGTGGCGCACGCTGGCACCGGCCTCGGCACCATCACGCCGAGCGGAACGCCGACGAGCCCGCCGCACTCGGTGGCTATCCGCATTGTTACCTCCGGCGTGGCGGGCGTTGCTGGCTGGCAGTACGCCATCGACGGCGCGGCGTGGTCGGCGACTCAGACCTCGTCGTCGCTCTTAATTGGCGACGGCATCACCGTCACGCTCGCCGACAACAGCGGAAACCCGTCGTTCCTGCTGAATGAGGTTTATTACTTCACAACCCCGGGAAGCGATATCACACAGGTGGGCGCCGACGTCGAGACGCCGCAGGCGTTGGGCGCGCGCTGCCGCGGGCTCATTCCGGCCATCGCCTTCCCACAGGACAGCAATGGGCGATGGATTCCGATATCGCCGACGGCGAGCGGATACGAGACCCTGGTGCGCAACGCGAATGCCAACGTGCGCATTGTGCTCGTAGCTCCAGACGGAACGGTCAACAACAAAGTCAACATCGTCATCGCGGGGAACGGCGGCGCCCCTCTCGCTTCGGTCGACGTTGCCAATATGCAGCAATTCCTTGCTGCGTTTTCAATGGAGACCGATGCACCGAACGTGTCGACCTCGACGGGTCGAGCGGTTTCGCTCAGCGGTCTCACCGTGACCGTCCCGTCGTCGCAGCTGACGGCTTCACAGACGTCGATGACGCAACGGCTGCAAAAATACTTCGGCGGCCTCGATGCCTTCACCCCTATTAGCATCAATCCCCTGCTCGATTACGATTATATCCTCTCGCTGGTGCGCACTACTCCAGGCGTGACAAAGGTGTCAGGCACGCTGACGATCACCGTCAACAGCGTCGGCTATACAACCGACGTGCAGCTTCCGGCAACTCCGGGGGCCTTCGAATCGGCGCAATGGTCGCAAAGCGCATCGAGCGCTTTTAGCTGGACGACCACATGAGCGTTCAAGGCGTCTCGAGCTCGCTCTACGAGAGTTGGATAACCAACCTCAAAGCCGTTCAAGGGACCATCCGCAAGCGCATCTTCGGTGCGTTCGCGCGCGCGCTCGGCGACAAAACGGTCGAGTGGATGACGCAGGTCAACCTCGAGCACATGCCGTCGTTTGCCTCTGACCAGTCGATCGCGCTCATCGCCAGCGAGCGCCAGCTCGACACAGCGCCTAGCGAGGCAACGAGCGCCATCGCCGCGCGCGCTCCCTTCTGGCTGCAGCTGGCGCAATTCTCTGGCAGTGGTCTCGGCATCCTCCTCGGCCTGCACTTCACCGGATTCGATGGCGCCTATCTGGTACAGCAGAACGGCCTGGCGCTCACTCTGACACTACCGTTACCGGCCTTCACGCTCGGAACGAAGTGGGACCCGACGCCGAATCTAGTGGTGACGAATTGCTCGCAGCTGACTGGAGTCCTGACGTCCAATGTCACGCCCCCAACGTGGATGACGCCAGGGCGCTCGATTCCGGCCTCTCAGCCTTGGTGGAAATTCGACGATAACACCGACTTTTGCAGCCGCTTCGCGGTTGTTTTCACGGCGAATCAATACCCAAGCCTGAGCGCCGCCGATCAGACACGCATGCGCAATACCATCTCAAAATGGCGCCCAGCGAAAGCGACCTGCGTCGGCATCTATTCGCTTTCATCAGGGCAAATGTGGCAGACGCTCCCAACCGCTGCGACCTGGGGTCATGCCGGAAATTGGGGCGGCTCCGTCGTCAGCTATGCAGGGGTCTAAATGAGCTCGACTTATACGGGCAGCGCATCGGCGGTTCAAACGCCGGCGCCTGCGCCAGCTCCCGGTGCGACGCCGATTATTACATTACCAGCCGACAATGACGCACTGAACGCTGCCAGCGTTGCTCAGATGGTCAAGGTCCCTACGGATTACCTGACTTTCATTCAGAGCGCTGTAAAGCTTGATGTGCCGACTATCAATTCCGGCGGCGTCGGCTTCACTTCCGTCACGCACACCGGCACCGATACCGGGACAGTCACGCCAAGCGGCTCGGTGAAGATCGCCACCGGCGTGCGCTTTATGGTGAAGATCATCGTCGGCGGCTCCGTCGGCACGGCAACGTTCCAGACGAGCGTCGACGGTGGCAATACCTACGGCGGCACGCAGACCACCGCGGCGAGCATGACCGACGCGACAAGCGGCATCACGCTGGCCTTCGCGAACCACTTCACCGCGAGCGAGACCTATGCGTTCCGCTCTTCGGAGACGCCGCAGGCAAGTTGGCAGGACTCCGCCGGCAATACGCGCTTTGCGATCGATCATGTCGGATACCCTATGGGCCATGGGCGCATGGAGTTCCGAGAGGATTGGGTGGGCGCGTCGACGTCCGTCAGTTCCACCTCTGCGCCCATCTCCAACTTTCAGCGGTGGTCGGCAACCATTGCGACCGGCGGCACCATTACCAGCGAAGCCGCCGACGCGAATTACCCGGGGCCGTTTATGGCTCTTGCCACGACGAACAGCAACGGCAGTCAAAGCGCCTTGGATACGGCCTGCAAGCTTGTTTACGTCGAGACATTCTCGAGCATCGTCGCGGATTATGACGTTGGTGTTGGCACGGCGCCCGGCGGATCTCCGACTTGGCAGGTGATTCACGGATTCAGTACGTCGGCTACGTCTTGGGGAGGGGCTACCTCGGGCGCTTTCTTCCAGGCATCCAATGCTAATGCGAATTGGCAGTGCATAACGTCCGAAGGCGCAAGCAATGCGCAGGTCGATTCAGGTGTTGCAGTGTCGTTCGCTGGCCAAGATCAAATGGCATCGTTCCGCATCGAGATCCATGGCTCTGGTTCTCCATATGGCGCGAAAGTCCGTTTCTTCATCTCTGGGAAGCTTGTCGCCGAGACGACGACTCATCAGCCGGCGGGCGCGCTTATGTTCGGCATGTTCGTGAATGCCGGCGCGGCGAGCTCGGGGATTACTGCTGGAATCGGTGAAGTTGTTATCGCTGCCAATAAGGCGCTGAGTGTCCCGGGTCTCTAAGTTAGAGGCCAAAATCCTGTAGGTTGTAATTGATCCCGGGGACCTGATGCCAGTCGGCAACGATTGAATGCGTCGAATCAGCGATGCCCTTATCCTTGAATTGCCAAGCATGAATGAGCTCATGGGCGAGTGCTGTCTCGTGAAATGACGTGTTCATCCACATGATGATCGCGAATCCGCCGCTATAGTTATATAGGCCGGCGACGCACTTTCCTTCGCCGTCATCAAACCCGAGGCCTGGTTCGCCATTCGGGCACGATGTCATTGGACGCCATGAAATCTCGGGCAATGAGCTTTTGGCTCCGAGATAGCCCCAAATGATCTCGACCGCGTGATCTTGGTTTGGTTTCGGCGTGAGATCGATGGGAGCTCCGCCGCAGCCAGCCAGCACCAAGACGATCAGCATCGTTTTCATGTCCGAACATCAAAGCACTTTCCGGACCGATCAGCAATCCGGAGAGCGCCGTGCACCTCTTGATCAGAAAGTCAACTTTTGTTCACGCCTCGGCGTGAACCAATGGAGCCACCCAAATGGCGCAAATCCCCTATGCCGGTACGCTTTCCGGCTCGTCGCCGATCTCCGTCGACCATACCGGCGAGACCGTCAGCACTCTCCCGTCGGCTGGCTATCCGCAGTGCTACTGGATGCGGATTGCCAATCGCCCCGAGTCATCTAACAACGTTGATGTCAGTTTTGACGGTGGCACCACCTTTACCGCGCATCTTTTGCCGGGCGAGTCGCGCATCTGGGGTGGGGTGGTCGCGCCGATCGCCATCTCGAGCGTGTTCCTCAAGTGTCCCGACAGCGGCGGAACCGCGACGTGCGACGTCGAGTGCTTGCCGCTCGATCAGGTGCGGCTGTGAAGCGCCTGGCGCTATTGCTGGCGCTGCTCACGGGGTGCGCCGGCGCTGGCACGTCGATTCGCAGGGGCGACAGCATTCCGCCGATGCGCATCCAAAACGGCGGCGTCAATCTGCCGATTCGCTTCAAGATCAATTGCACCGGCGCGTTGACTTGTAGCGACGACTCATCGAACGCACTCACGACATTCAGTGCGACCGGAACGTCGCTCGGCAACTTCACTCTCTCCGGCAATAACCTCGATTTGACCGGCGCAGGGGCAATCGGCATCGGCAATGGGACCGCGACGTCGGTCGCATTCAAGCCGGCGACTTTGACGCTGGCAGCAAATACGATCGCGACGGCGGGAGCGAGCGCGACAAATACGACGGGTTTGCGATTCAATTCGAACGTTGCCGACGGCTCCTCGAGCATTGGGATCTATTTCAATAACTCGACGACGCTGAGCAATACCACTTCGCGATTGTTGCGCCTCGATAACAACGGGACACAGGTACTAGGCTTCTATCCCGACGGCACGATCAGCAATGCAGCCGGCCACGGCAGCGGCGCAAACGTCGTCATTTCGGATTCGCTCGGCGTCAAGATAACCTATGGCGCCTCGGGAATGAGTTACATCCAAGACTCCGCCAATCACACGATGGCGGGAGTCACCGCGAATAACACGCGCCTCATCTTGTCGACCGTCGGGGTGAAGTTCACTCGCAACCCATATAGCAACAGCACAGCAGGGACCTGCACCGAAACCGAAGCAGCATTTACAGATACGAGCTCGGCACGCACCTATACGTTGCCGTCTCCGTCGACGTGCGGCAATGGGTGGACCGTGTTTGTGTGCGACGACGCAGGCGGCGCTGCTTCGCACAACATCGCCTGTGCACAGAATGCGAGCGAAACGATTAACGGCTCTGCCTCGACGCTGACAGCCTGCGTGAAGGTCAATAACTCTTGCACCATGTGTCGCAGCGACGGAACTAACTGGCGCTGCATGGTCCAATAAAGGGAGAGGTCTATGAAGTCTTTGTTTTTGGTCTCGCTGCTTCTCTCAGCGTGCACGTTCAGTGTGCCATCGGTCTCGACCTCGCTGCTGATGGACGACGGCGGCTCTGATATGGGCTTCGATATGAATTGGGGCCCGGCTCCCCAAATCAAGCGCATGAAAATCATGCCCGCCGGTGACAGCAACACCGACGGCCTGTATGTGCCTGGCGGCTATCGACCATTTCTGAAAGAGCGACTGAGCGCTGCGGGCATCAAGAGCGACTTCGTTGGGTCTCTGCAAAACGACCAGGGCGACCCGCTCCTCGAGCGCGACTACAGCCACGAGGGCCACCCCGGTTATGTAATCTCGCAACTGGCGTCGCTGATCGATGGCCCTATGGCCGAATATCAGCCCGACATCGTGGCGCTGATGATCGGAAAAAATGACGCGAATCAAGCAGCGATTGCCGGTAATTTCCCCTCGCCAAAGGGCGAGATTGGCGTCGAGCTTGCGAGCCTCGTCGACAAGATTCTCGCCGACTGCTCGCACGATTGCCGGGTGGTGCTGATTTCTGATCCGCCGAGCGGCGCCGGTACAGCGATCGATCCATACGACCAAGAGCTAAACGGCTACATGCCGCCAATTGCGGCCGCTCGATATCCCGAGGTCGAGTTTTGCTCTCTTGCTAACGTGAACACGGCCTATCTACAATCGGATTGGCTTCACTACAAAGCCCCTGGTTACGATGAAATAGCGGAGGACATTTATACTTGTATCGCTCGCATTGAACCCTGGAGATTCCAGCAATGACGGACGAGGGGAAGGCAATGCATTCGAGAATTCGCTATCTCCGCTACCTGACTTATCTCATTCCGTTCCTACCGTTTGTCGCCGCAATAACCCTGTATTTGGTGCATCATGGAGCATTCGCAGCGCCCCATCATTGACCGAACGGTCGGCGAGATCTTCGCCTGGTGCAGCGTCCTATTTGTTCTCGGGACACTGTTGGCCATCGACCTCATCAAGTTCGGCCAGCTCAATCATGAATTGATGGGATGGCTCGGCGGCGTCGTTGCGGCAACGCTCGCGCGCGGAGCCGTGCCGGCGCTCTTGCCGAGTCCAAAGCGAGGCGAGATCTCGACCGATGAGCTTGAAGAGCTCCGCGAATTGCGCGCGCTCACTCGCGAGCGCCTGGCGGAGAATCTGCGAGAGAACACGGGAGAGATTCGCCGATTAAGCGAAAAGCTCAGCGATCGAAGCGCCATCGTCGAGGAAATCGTCGACGACGACCCCACGCGCCGCTCTCGATAGTTCCAAACCAAAAGGAGAAGCACCATGGATAACCTGTCTTTGACGGGGTGGCCGGCGGCCATCCTGCTCGTGCTCACGCTCGCCAGCTATGCCCTGCGGCGCTTCACCCCGTCGACGGGCCCGCTGCACACGCCAATCGCCTTGTGGCTCATCGCTACCGTCAACGCCAGCATCACGGCGACCATTCAAGGTCTGCAGTCGCACGCGTTCAGCTGGGTCACCGTCGAGCACTTCGCCATCGCTGGCGCGCTCTCGGCGCTCGCACAGGCCAATCCGTCGCAGGTCGCCACGGCGGCGAAGGTGCTGGCGTTCGCGCTGTTCATGCCCTTCGCATGCGCAACTCCGGGCGGCGCGGCCCTCGGGGCCTGCGAGCTCGGCCAGCTGCCGAACACCGCGCAGAGCGTGATCGCGGCGGTTGTCTCGATTGCGCTAACCGCCGGCGCCGACTGGGCGACGCAACTCAAAACGCTCGGCGGCCAGGTCGGTCCCGCTCAACTGAATTGCGCCGTCGCCGCCGTCGAGGCGTGGCTCGAGGGGCAGGTGCCGAAGACCGGCGAGCCGACGAAGCCGTATCTCGAGGCGATTGCGCGGCTCAAGACGTGGCAGGCTTCGCACTCGGCGACGGCATGTGCAGCGCGCGTGCCGCTGTGAAATTCGCCCTCCTCAACTGCAGCAAGGCGCCGGCCGATGCGATGGCGAAGATTGGCGAAGCGCTGCAGCTATATCTGGCGATCGTCTGCGCGGCCTGGGAGCGTGTGCCGATCGCGGTCGAGTGGATGCCGGGCGTCACCGCGGCGCCCGCCGGCACCATCGCGCTCATCGTCTTCGACCACCCTGACGCGGCCGGCGCGCTCGGCTATCACGCCATCGATGGCCAGGGGCGGCCCTATGGCCGTGCCTTTCTCGACGTCGTGCCCGATGGCGAGCTGCTCTTCGACAAGGGCGGCACCGGCGCTTCGCTGGCGGGCGTTCTCAGCCATGAGGCGGCGGAGACGGCGCTCGACGTCTTCGCGGGATTTTGGAGTGATGGGCCGCTGGTCGATCGACAGACTGGCCAGTCGCACGGCGAAGTGGCGCTCGAGCTCTGCGACCCGGTGCAAGAGCAGGCCTTTGCCGTCAGCTGCGCGGATGGAACCAAGGTCGACGGCTCTAATTTTGTATTGCCGGCCTGGTTCAGTGCGGCCGCTCCGCCGGGCACAGCCGTTGACCAGATGGGCGTGCTGGGCTCGCCGCTGAGCATCGCGGCTGGCGGATACGCCATCGTTCGCGACGCTGGCGCCGATGGGCAGGTCGAGGCGCGCAAGCGCGTCTATCACCCGGTGCGGCCTGCCAACTGGCGCGAGAGCACCAAGAAGCACCCGGCGGCGAGGACGGCTCGCCGATTGCGTGCCGCATGATCGCCGCGCTCATCGCCGCCATGGCGCTGAGCAATTTGGTCTCGCTCTTCATCATCGCCAGGCGCCGCCCCCTCCGCTACGTCCCTCCGCCGCTCGACGAAATCCTGCAGGAAACTCAGCGCCTCGAAGATATGTTTGCGGTCGTCGGCGAAGAGATGGGTCGCCGGCTCGTCGCGCTCGAGCAGGCTGCCGCTGAAAGCGAACGCCGCTGCGGCGAGCTGCGCGACGAAGTTCGCGCTTTTGCCGGCCGCTGGTCCTGGCCCGCCCCTGCGTTTCACCCCTCTGTGCCTCATCCGCTTCCCCCTCTTGAGCCCATAGACGACCCCGAGCCCACGCCGGCCGAGCGACGTCGCAGCAGCAAACGGTGACCTGGTTTGAGCTATGGGGCGCTTTCGCGCTTGGGCTCGGAGTGGGGGTTCTTTTCGGGATGCAAATCGAAAGGAGACTCCGATGACCACAACCACCATCGCCGCCGTGCAGCTGGTGCGCGGCGCGCTCGCCTGGACGTCAGGTTACGAGGTCGACGCCGATGGGTGCCCACGGGCCTATCACCCGGGCGGCGGCGGCCTGGACGCGCTGGGCAACGCCAGGGCTGACGATGGCGCATGGGTGGGCGTCGTTACCAATGCGATGGGCTCCCCACTTGTGCAGGGGCCCGATGACCCGGCGCCCGGCTATTACATCAGCCAGACGGCGCTACAGGATCGCTCGCGCGCGTTCGATGATCCCGCGCGCTACGTCGACTCGTCGATGGTGCCATATATCTCGATCCCGCCCGAGCTCGAGCGGCGCGGGGTGAAGCTCGGTGACTTGGTGATGGTGGCCTACAAGGAGCGCGCCGTCGCCGCCATTGTCGCCGACGTCGGGCCGCACAGGAAGCTCGGCGAGGGCTCGATCGCGCTGGCGCAGCTGCTGGGAATCCCTTCGAGCCCGCGCAACGGTGGCGTTGACCATGGCGTGACGTGGGTGGCGTTTCCGGGCAGTGGGGCGGGATGGCCGGTGGCGGTCGAGGACTTCAGCGCGCAGGCTTCGCTATTGTTCGAGCAGTGGGGAGGGATCGAGGCGGCGGAGGCGGTGCAGGCGCCGAATGCCTAGCGCCCCTGCACGTGCTCGACGGCTTTCGCGTACGGGCAATTGTCCGCATGCGATCGGCGTCCGTTCATGATCATCCCCTGAAAACAAAACACGCAGGGTATCGTTGTCTCGATGGGCTGATTCGCCAGCGTACGCACAATCGCCTCGGCCGCGCGCAGGCGGTCGATCTCGTCGAGCAGGGCCGGCATGGCGTTGCGAGCGGCGGCGATGAAGGCGGCGTCAGAATATGTAATTGGAATATCTCGACCGGCTTCGTTTTTGACGGCGCCCACGTGATTATCTCTCCACGGCCCCGGCGTCGCGGCCTGCGCCAGCGCGCGCAGGCGTTGCAGTTCGGCGTCGGTCATCGCGGCCCTATGTGCAGGTTCGTAGCGTCGACGGCAACCCATCCATACACGCCACCGTTGAGGTCACTAACCTTGATGCATCCCCTTGGGGGCAATCCGCCGTATTCCATCACATCGCCAGGTCGGCAAATCTGATCAGAGCCGACTGAGGAGACCGCGGCCTTGGTAATTTCCACGGCGCTTTGAAAGAATTCATGCATGCAAGCGGTGGCCTCCCCGGTGGCGCGCCCGACGAAGAATCCGCCCAGCGCGACGACTATCAGCGATAGCGCCATTAGCACTCGATTGTTCATAGTCATTCCCCCTTCTCGCGCGCGGCCAGTGCGCTCTTTAATTCGTCGATCACGCCTACAATTTCGGCGTCAGCAACGACGTAGCCGTAGGCGCCACCGTCCTCGCGCCATGCTCGGCCGCTGATTTCGCTCAAGCGCACCTGCGCCGTCGCCAGCGCCCGCCGCGCGTCGGCCAGCTCGCGTTTTACCGCGTCCAGCTTAGTTTCAAGCGCCCGCGCCGCGTTGCCATTTTCCTCGGCTAGCCGCTTGTAGCGAGGCCATTCGCATTCTTGCTTGACCTCGGCCAGCTCGCGTTCGAGGGTGGCGATTCGGTCGTCGCGCTCACGCCTAAACGGACACAGCGGATCGTGGGTTAGCCTTTGGTCGATGATGCTCAATTGAAACCCCTTATTAAAACTACCCTTGCCTTGCCAGGCCATGCCCAGCCCTACCTGGCCCTGCCCATCCCTGCGCCGCCTTGCCTGGCCCCGCCGCGCAGCGCCGGGCCGGGCTTCGGTTTACTCCCAGTTTTCGACGATGAACTTCCCGTACAGCCCGCGAAAGGTACCGAGCCCGAGCGCACGGCCACCTTCGTCGAATAGGTTCAAAATCTCCTGCTCTTGAATCTCCCTGTTCGGGAAAATACTCAAATCAAACCTCAGTTCCCATGGCGCCGGAAGCACTGGCCGCACCTTCGGATTCGGGATTCCCTTGTCGAGTCTCGCCACGGATCGATGGACGTAGCAACCGCTTACAGCATCCCGCCACAACCTATCGTTGCTATGCCTGGTCGAACAAATCACAGCCACGCCTGCCGTGGGTGACTGACGAGCGCCTTGCGCAGGTTGATCGTCTGCTGGAAGAGCTCAAGCACCTCACCCGTATTTTCGACCACCTTGGGTTTCGAGCCGACGAGGAACAGAAGCGTGGGCGGCCGGCGTCGAAGCGACGTCTACAAGCCGTAGTCGCCGAGCTACGAGCCATCGTTGGTGATATTTCGTCGGCCGAGGCCGCAAAGTGGCTCTCTCAGAACGGCTGGCGCATCACACGTGCTGAAATCGACGGCGCATTGAAAGCCGTACGTTCGCAGAAATCCGCACAGAAATAATCCGCCTTTTATACGTTTCGACGTATTCGTCTTCTGTCGTTAGCTTCGACTCAAGAGGCAAACGACATGAAAAAATCTCCAATCGCTGACAAGCTTCCCGTTCCCGAGCGGCAGAAGTTGGCGCGTCTCGTCGAGGAACGCGGCGTAATCGCCGCCGCCGTGGCTCTCAGAAGTTCTCGCGGTGTGCTTGAGCGTGCCGTCGGTGGTCTGCCTTGCCGGCGTGGCAGCATCGCGCTGCTCCTCATGGGACTACGCGAGCTCGAGGTCGGGTAGGTGGGCCTCGATGCATTTCTAGCTGAAGTCCGCGACGAGTTGCATGCGCTTCGGGCCGACGTCGCTGAACTGAAAGAACAGAACGCCAGAATGGCCGCACGGCTGCCGACGCAATGGGCGAGCGTCGCTGAGACGGCACAGGCGACCGGCTACTGCGAGGCCACTGTCCAGCGCCTGTGCAAAACAGGCCGGCTGCCGGCGACCAGACACGGGCGGAAGTGGCTTATTGACCTGTCCCGCGTGCACGCTGTTGACGCCGAAGACGTGGCGGCTGCGGCGGCCGAGGCGCGCGGCCTGCGCGCCGTCGAAGGCGATCGCTGATGCCGCGCCCCGACTCGATCGACGATCCCATCCTCGCCGAACTTCTCGACGAGCTGGCGCGCCATGGATTCGACGGCGCTGTCCTCCGAATGAAGGTTTGGAGTCGTACCACGGCAGTCGGTGATTGCTGGATCTTCGGCGGCAAGCATGATCGCAGCGGCGCGCCGCTCATCAAGCTCGCGCAGTGCTGGCAGCCAGTGCGTCGCCTGGTCTGGCAATTCGCGATCGGCCGGATTCCGGCAGAGCACTGCGTCCGCTCGCGCTGTCGACAAGTCGGATGTGTCAGGCCTGAGCATCTCGTGGCGAACGTGCGCCGCGACCTCCACGCCGCATGCGAGCGAGCCGGTATCGACTCGCGCTGCTTGATGTACTGGCGCAGGTTTGGCAGCGACAACATGGACACGTCGATCGCGCCGAGTAGCCGCACGAGCTGCGCGCCCTTTTCGATGTACATGCGCACCGTCTGCGGGGCGATTCCGGTCACGTTGTCGACGAACCAGTTGACGGCGTCGTCGACGGTCCATGGCGTCGCGTCCCTGGCGGTTTCGGACGCACTCTGCGCGGCGCGCTCGAGCCTGGCAAGGAAGGCGGCGGCGGCTCGCTTGTCACGGCACTTGGTTGACTTGCGACGCGTGACCCCTTGCGCGTCGTAGTACCAGCAGTAGTAGATCTTGCCGACGAGATAGAGGTGGTCGGATTGCGACATGTTCGCCTCTCGAGATAAGCGGTGACAGCCGACTCGGGCACGCGGATCGAGCGCCGGCCGAGCAGGACGTATACCATGTGCCCGCGGATCTCTCGGTACGTGGCGCTCTTGGACAGCCCTAGGCGCTCTGCGACCTCGGCGGGGGTGAGCAGGGCGGTCACTCGTCGTCTCCGTGCCCGGCGCATCTGCCTGTCTTCTCGTCGATACTGTCGCAGGGCGGAAACACCTCCCAACCCTTCGCCTTGCACTCGGCGCGAAATCGCTCGAACTCGTAAGCCGTTACGGGTCGACCTTCGTGAGTTACGAATTTCCCCCACTTGCGATAGTCGGCTTCGATATTGAGCGCCATGTGAAAACTGCGACTCATGCATCCCCCTCGCCGCGGTCCAGGCGGCGGGTCACGGCGTCACCTTCGGGTATTCACGCACGCGAAGCTCGGCGGGCCAGCGGTCCATGTCACCGCCCTTCGTGTCGTCATAGCCGTTAAGGAGATTCTCACGCGCCCAAACGCTGCCCATTTGCTTGACGTGGACAGCGACGCCGGCCGCCTTGCACTGCTCGACGATGCTGCGCGCCCACGCCAGATCGAACGGGCGTGCGCCGTGGCCGCTCTCGCCGCCGACGATGACCCAATCGATGGCCGAGCGACAATCGCCGCCCGCCTCGGGCATCCAATAACGCCGCTCCGACGTGAAATCGAGCGGGCCGAGCAGTGGCTCACAGCTCAGAAACCGCAACGCCGCCGGCACGCGCAGCAGGTGCGGGATGCGCTCGTCGGCGCGCGGCTGGTCCTCGCACGTAGTTCCCAGCCACACGTTGGGGCGCCATGTTCTCCAATCATCATCGCGATCGGCGATGACGTCGTGTGCCGCCATCCAAAGACGATCCGCATTCTCCGGTCGCTTGGTCAGCAGCAGCCAATCCAGATGCGGCGTTTGGTCGATGAGCGCGTACAACCGAGCGCGCGGCTCTACAAGGTCCTCGCGCTCCTCGAACACATCCGCCATCGACGCGCAGAACACGCGCTCGCGCACGCCACGCTTCGCCGCCGATGCATTCCACTTCACCGGCTCGGCCCAGTGCTTATCGCCGAAGAAACGGCGCTCTGCTTGCACGCCCCAGAGACTGCGACCTAGTCGCTTGGAGAACGCTTCAGCGTAGCAATTCTCACAACCAGGAGACACCCTGGAGCATCCATGCCATGGATTGAAAGTATGATGAGTCCATTCTATTTTTGAATTCTCACCCACTTTTTGTTTTCCTTTCGCGCCGAGCACGCCACCAGGCAGCGGGCCGCTGGCGCTTTTTCTGAGCGCGACGACACGCACGACACTCACGCGTCCCGTTCTCCCTGCGCTTCGTGTTTTCCACCGTAAATTCATGGCCATGAATACAATGCGTCTGCGATGCTTTCGCACCATGAGCGGCATGGCATTTCGTACAAACCGAGACGACATCAAACCAGTGGTCGCGGTGATATCCACGGTGGTGGTGGTATTCGTGACGTCGCTCTCCTGGTTTCCAGGCATGTCCACAGTCGACGCATGGAATGCTATTCGGATGCGGACGTAAGCCGAACCGAACTTCAACGTTCACGACCTGGCGGGCGGCCTGGGCATTGCTATCAGCGCCCATTGCTACTCCTCATCGTCTCCCACGCCCTCACCGCCATCCGCGCGAGCACCAGCGCGACGAGCAGGCAGGCGCGGAAGGGGTGGCGGAGAAACGCGCTCATGGTTTTCTCCGCAGTTCATTGGCACCGGATGAATCAAAGTCTTCCTCCGGGCATCCCAACTGACGCAGTACCGCCTGCAATGTCCGGCGCTCTTGGGACGCCTCATAAATACCGATGCCGCTGACGCCGAGCTTGGCTTCTTCCATTCGGCACCAATGAATGCGCGATATCGCCCACATCCGAAGGTCGGCAATCGCGTCTTGCAAGCCTTCACGCTGACCACAGGCGCGACATCTCATGCTTCGCCAATCAACCGGCTTCATTCGCCACCCTCCCGCGCCTCGGCAGCGAGCGCGGCGTCGAGTATTGGCTTGAGCCATTTCACCACCGACGGCAATACACGCGGCGGCTTGGCGACCTTCATACCAGTGGTCGGGTGCCACGCGTGTGCTTTGTTGACCTCGTCGGCGATTTCTTGCAGCGCCTCCCGCATCCGCTTCGCCTCGCCGCGCGCGGTGCTAATCGCGGTCAGGAGGGAACGCACGTCCGCCGCGTTCAAATGCGCCTCGTCGGCACCGTCGCACAGTCCCCACAGCGCGGCCTCGTCGTCGGTCAAATTCGGCGGCGCGCTCATTTGCGAGCCTTAAAACCGCTAATTGCCTCGTCCACGCGGTCGCGCCATTCCTCTTTTGGGAATGGATATGCGTATAGAAAGGCAAATAACTCTCCGATACCGAAGCCTCCTCGGCATCCCCCGGTGATTAGTGCCTCCTGCTGACCAAATACATGTCTGTAGACTTCATATGCACGCATATGAACTACACGCGGAACGGACCCACTGCGAGCGCAACACGTGGTTTGAAACGGGCAGCATTCAACATCACTCATTTCGGCTCCTTGTCCAGTTCGGCGACGGCGACGATGGCGTCGTCGAGATCTCGTTTATCCTTTACCCATGCTGTACGTGTGTCGTGTTTGCGTCGATGTCGGCGCGCCGCCTCGTACACCCGCTCCAGCCGCCGCATCCGCTCGGCCGCCGCGGCGCCTGCGGAGGTGGCAAGGGCTTCGCGCGCAACCGAGCCGATTGATCCGTCAGGTTTCGGATATTCGGTGATGTCGTCGTGCTCGATGAATGACTCGATTACTTGGCGCATCACCGCCGCGCCCGCCTGCGCCTCGGCGAGCTGCGCCCGCAATGCGTCGCGCTCGTCCTCGAGTTTGAGCGCCTCGTTTCGGTAGTGGTCAGCGGCGTCGCTTGCTAGCAACTCCTCGTATTTCACCTGCCACTTCCGCGCGCTCTCGAGATTGCGGGCGGCGAGGTCGCGTCGCAGTCTGCATACGCGTTCCATTCCCGCAAGTTCGCCGATTACTTCCCACTCGTGCGCAAAAGCCTGGCGCCAGCAAGCGTCGCGCTCGATTTCCAGCTCGGCGATTCGCGCCTTTGCTTCGGCCAGCACTGACTCGAGCATCGCAATGTCGCCGTCGATGGGCATCAGCAATCCCTCCAAAACCACACCGTCGAATCCGAGATGCCGCCAGGCGTGTGATAGAGCCCGATTGACCCGCGCCGCCCGAGCAGGCCCGCGACGATGAAGCACGCGCCCATGACGAGGACGAAAGCGCGCGCCGTCGTGACTTCAGCGCGGCGATTGGCGAGGTCGTTGCCCTGGTCGGGAATGTCGATGTAGAGGCGCATCAGCTACTCGTCGGTCAGCACTTCGCGAGCGCCCACGCAGTAGCTGCATGGGCAACCCTCGGGGTCCATATGGCCGGCGATGAAACCGCGAAGCCGCTCGATGCGGCCGCCGGCGCTCATCAGCTGCCGCAAGGGGAGAGAATCGATTTTCGCGGATAGTTCATCGCGTAGGGCCGAGATCGAGCCCGGGTAGACGTCGGGATGCCGCTGCGTCGGCGGCGCGAGCTTGGCCAGCGCCTCGTCGCGCTCTTTCACGGCATCGAGGCGCGCCGCCTCTCTCTCCTTTGCCTGGTCGAGCGCATTCTGCAACTGCAGCTCGAGCTCGATGACGCGCGCCTCGTAGCTCTTGATCTTAGCCATGACCTCGACGTGCAGGACGGACACGCCGTGGCCGAGCTCGGTCAAACATTGGTCGACACCTTCGACGGTGGCGACAGCGAGCCGGGCAATATCTTTCATCAGCAGTGACCTCCCAACAGCGAGCAGACGAAGAACCAGCAAGGCACAACGCATCGCCGGTCATCGGTGGTAATCAGCCCGCTGCCCTCGCACGAGCCGGGCACGTTCTCGTAAATTGGCCCGGCCGAATTGAGGCACGGCGGAATGCAGTCGTGCCCCTCGGTGCAGACCGTGCCGCCGGTACAACTCACGTTGCCATTGCCGCAGGGAGGCAAGCACTGGCCGTCGACGGTGCAGGTCAGGCCAACGTCGCAATCCGGCGAGCATTGCAAACCAGGGCCGCACGGCGGCACCACCAGATTGGGACGGCACTGCATGCCGAGCACGGCGACTGTCATATCCGGCGCGCCGCCGTCATCGCTCAGCGAGAACGACCTCGAGCGCTCGAGCTCCGTCGAGCAGCCGGACAGAACCAGAAGCATGATGATCAGTCTCATAATCCCCACCTCGTCTCGTCTCGCAGCTGGTCTCGCATCTCTTCGACGCGTTCGAGCAGGCTCTTAACCTTTTGGCGCCGGACGCTGCGCAAGTCCGACACCGCCTCTGAAAGCTCTTCGGCGGCCTGCGAGAGAGCAACGTAGGCCCGCTCGAGCAATGACAATGGGTCGCGCTCCATTTACAGCTTGTCCCGGTTCGCGCGGAATGACGCCAGCGCATCCACCAGGCGCAACCTCGCGCGCGGGCTCAGGACGCCGGAGAGCAGCAAATCCGCATCGGCCTCGTCGAGCAGCACCTTCACGCGCTTGCCCTGCGGAACGCCCGCCGTCAGCGATACGAGGCGATAGCGCTTGCCGTCGCCCTCTTCGACGTCATTAATCGCAAAGCCGAGACGACGCAGCTCGAGCAGCCGCGCCCCATAGCGGACGCCTCCGACGCGCGCAAGCTCCGCGTGTCCGTGCCATTCCAGGTCGGCGAGCAGCTGAAAGATGCGCTCGCGGGCGCTGCGATACTTCGCCGCAAAATTGATCGATAACTGCATCGACCTCTCCTAGGACGGCTGGCGAGTCCTGCCCTCGCTTGCTGGGGTTCCCACGCGCCCAACGCTTTGTTGAACACCCCAGCTCCGCACCATGCGTGCGCGTCATCTCGCCGCGCCGCAGCCGTCGTGAATGCCCGCATTGGCCGGCGGGCACGGCAGATGGTTCGCGCCATCCTCGCCTACTTGGCGTCCTCGCCTTTGGCTCTGCCGCCGGTCGAGTACCGCGACGCCTTTCGACCCCTTGGGGTGAATTCGGTCAATACGATTCCGGCTCGTCTCGCGGCGGGAAGCTGGTGTCTCCCTTCGGCTGTTTGGGCCTTGCCGCCATCGTCTTCAAGCGCGCCGCGAATTGACGGCGCTGGGCGTCGTTCATCTGCTCTTTGAGCGTCACGCCCTTGCCGCCGGCAAGGTCGTTGATCCATCTCACCTTGGCTTGCTTCTTTCCTTCCCAGGCTTCGTGCTCGACGACGATTTCGACCGTGACGTCGTTCGTCCCTTCCCAGTCGCTCGTGTCCGCAGGATCGAAGCCGCAGAGCCGCAGTGACTCGACCGTCCGCTCCCAGGTTCCCTCGGTGAAATAACCAAACCAGGTGATGCGATGGCCGGCGTCGGACGCGTCGACGATTTCGAACGTCACTGCGACCTGCTCACCACCCTTGCTCGTAAATCCCCACTGCCGTTTGATCGGCCTGGCGCCATAACTTCCCGCTGCGAGCATCTCTAGGCCCCTTTCTTGCGCAGCGTCGCCGCCACGCGGTTGTCAATGATGGCGAGCTTCTCCGCGTCGTCGCCGGCCGCTGCGACGTCCTTGCCGACCTTGGCGGCGACGTCGGTGTCGCCGAGCTCGGCGAGCTTCTCCTCGATGCTCGCGCGCAGCTCGGCCGGCGAAGCCACGCGGTGGGCGGCCATCGCCTCGCTGAATGCGCCATAGTCGAGCGCCAGCGGGTCGGGCAGGCTGTGCCGATTCTTCGCGTCGTACGCGGCGTGATAGCGCGTGCGCATCAGGCGCACGCCGGTCGAGATGCCCTTCGCCTTTCCGAGCTTATCGCCGGGCAGCTTGGCCGCCGCGACCTCCTCCTCGACGAAAAGGACCTCTTTGCACCAGCCGACGAGGAGGCCGGCGCTCGGCTGGCTGATGTTCGGCTCCCAGCGGTCGAAGTTCTCGCCCGTGGGATTCTTGAACCCGCGGCGCACCGAGTGAGAGACGAGCACTACATTCATGCCGCGCTTGGCGACCAGGCGCTCGAGGGCCGCCACCAGCTGGCGCCACTCATCGACGGCGGCCTTTTGGCCCTTGTTCCAGCCGCCTCCCACTTCGTCGATGCTCGTCGCGCCTTTGGCGTCGCGCTGAATGACCGCGGCGAATGCCAGCGGCTCGAGGTCGTCAATCTTGTCGATGACGAGCGTCTTATACGGATGCTCCTCGTCGGCGAGCCGACGCGGGATCTCGAGGACATCCGCCCAGGATTCGATGTCGTCGGGCCAGCGCGCGACGCAGAGCTCATCAGCGCCGAACCGTTCCGCGCAGACGAAGATGGGCTCAGGGAACTTTGAGGCGAAGGTGGTTTTGCCTACGCCGGGCAGACCGTGCACGAGCACCACCATCGGCGCGCGCTTGGCCTCGGGCTTCACCGCGCTGAGCGGCGTGCGTTGTTTCGCGGCCGGCGCAGGTGTCGCCGCCGCTGCTGTCTTTGCACTCATAGGTTCAGGCCCTCCGGGGTCAATTCGGGGTGCTTCCACTCGAGCCGCGTGAAACGATGGCTATCGAGCTGGTCCTCGCCGGCGCAGACGGAGAAGTAATTGCAGACCGATCCGTAGCGCGCGCACGCGTCGGTGTTCCGCGGCGCGATGCCGAGCCGGCGCGTCGCGAGTAGCGTCTGCGAGAGCAGCCAAAGCTCGCGGTCATGCTCGCGCAGCTGCTCCTCGAGCCGAACAACCGTCGCGCGCTGGTAATACTTATCGGGAGACGTCGCGATGTCCTCGCGCACGCGCTCGCGGTATTCGGCCGGCGTCTCGTCTTGCTCGCGCTGAGCGGCGTACAGGCGTGGCGGCTCGAGCACGGCGCCAGTCTTTTTGTCGATCTTCGGCTGCGTGTATTTGCGCTCCGCCACCGGCGTCGCCTTGTGCGGCCGCAGCGACGGCTTGCGGATGACGTCGTAGATAAAGCCGTCGACGTCGGGGTGCCCGAGCGCTTCCGCGCCGCGGATGTAGCCGCTCGACTGGCCACCCATACGCAAGCGCGCCCAGAAGACCGAACCGGGGCCAATCTCTTCGCCCGAGAATTTATGGTCCATGATCAGCGTCCGCTGCTGTGAGCGCAGAAGCACGTCGATCTTGCCGGCGAGCTGGAACGTCCGGGACGCAGCGCCGGTGTCGGGATTGCGTAGCGGCGCTCGAAACTCGAGCTCGACGCCGATGGCCTCGAGCGGCTCATCGCCCCATCGAACGTCATAGCCGCGGATAAGCTCCTCGATGGCCACGAGCTCAAACGGGTTCGAGTCGGGCGTCGCGAAGGCCTCGATGGCTTGCATCGCGCGCTCGAAGCGCTCATCACGCGACGCGCGCCACCAGGCCTCGAGCGCATGGTGCCCGAGCGTGCCGATGCGCAACGCTTCGACCATCGAGAGCACTGGGACGATGCCCTCTCGATAGCGAAGATGCTCCTCGCGCAGGCATCGGCGCGCGGTCTGCGCGCGCGACTCTGTGAGCAGCTCGAGCATTACGCGGCGACCTTGAAGAACCTGCACGGACGCTCGGCGGCGCCGTCGACCTGATCGCGCTCAATCCAACGCGTGGCGCTACGGCTGCCGACGTTGGTGCGCTCGGTGTCGTCAAACTCGGCGTGATAGGGCTGCTCGATTTCGAGCGGCCTCGCCGGCTTGGCGAGCCCCGCGTCGAATTCGGGCACGAGCGGCCGCAGCGCGGGCTCCTCGACGAGGATGGGAATCTCCTCGTCGAGCGACCAGAACATCGCGCCGCCGATCCTGCGCACGGCGGCCTTCACTGATGCACCCGATAGCAGAGCGCCATCAGGATGCCGCCGAGAGCGAACAGCATCACGCTCAGGCATACCGCGAGGATGAAGCTGTAAACGCGATGGCCGCGTCGCTTCCGGTCGATCTCCGGGAACGGCAGGACGGTGTCGCGCTTCGCCTTGCGATATGGCGTCTGCGGCATCATTGGCGCACCTGCTTGCGCCAGATCGTCGAGCAGCAGTGCTTGCAATTGGCGCCCTCGAGCACGCCGCCCTCGCCGTCGGGCATCTCGCCGATCGGCGTCGTGCCCAGGTTCCACGCGACAGGATTGCGCTTCATCTGCGCATGTCGGTCCAACTTCTTGCACTCGAGCCCGCGCTTTCCGAGTTCCTTCAACGGCACTTCAGCGACCTCAACCATGTTCCCTCTCCCCGTCTCCCTTGCTCGCTCTGCCCCTCCGCGCCGCACTCTGCGGAATCGCATCTCGGGGAAGGTCCCTACCGCCGGGGTCTCCGGCTCGGAGGCGTCGGTGCTCTCACAGGGTGACGAAGTTATGTTTCGCAAATTGCGAACGTCACGTCAAGGCAAAAAAGTCGCAAACTGCGAACGCGAAAAAGCGGCGCGGAGGGCCGTCTCTTGAATGGTGCGGAATCCCAGTGAGGGGGGTTACCTGTCGATCAAGGCAGAGAGCGCAGAGAGGATGCCAGCGGCGACCTTCAGGGCCTTCGGATCTTTCTTGGCGTACCGCTCGATCATGTTGATGACGAGCACGACCTCGGCCGGCTTCTTGAGCTCGTCGGGCTGAAAGAGCTCGACGACATCGACGCCGAGCGCGACGGCCAGCTCCTCGATGCAGCTGGCCGGGAAGATTTTGCCGCTCTCATAGCGGGGAACATAGTCCTTCGCGATGCCGGCGGCCTCGGCGAGCTCCTTTTGTGAAAACCCGCGTGCGTGGCGTAGCTCGGCGATGCGTCGGCCTATGCGGTGTCGAAGCTCGGGGGACACCCGTCCACTGTATTGATACTTGCGACGTCTCGCCATCTGCATCAGATCATGTGATCTACGACATACAAAGTCTACTGAACACGTGTGACGGCAGACAGATTCTAGAGCAGGACCCGTATACAACTCGTCGCTGAGCAGTTCCTTCCCAGTCATTTCCGCGCCTAGAGGGGGTATCGGACAATGGCCTACGTCACGCTGATCGTAGAAGACGATGTGAGGACGCGCACGAAGCTGGTTCGGCAGGTCGAGGAGGCTTACGCTGCTATCGGGCTAGAAAACGAGGAGGTCTTAACCGCGGCATCACTCGAGGAGGGGCTCGCTCTCGCCGCGGTGCACCGGCCGGTGGTCATCCTGCTCGACGTCCGTTTCACGGGTCGCAGCGTCAACGGAATCGATCTAATACCGGCGTTTCGCCAGGTGAGCCGGCTCGCTCAGGTGATCATGATCACCACGATGCCGGTCAAAGATGATGAGATTCGGGCGATGCGCCTGAAGGCGTTCAGCTACTGTCCGAAGGACAACGTCGCGATCATCAAAGCACTGGTTCTCGGGGCTCGGATTTCCGTGGTGGAGATGGTTTCTTAGACTTCCTGGGTCGCCCTCTTTTTCGTTTCTTCAGCGCAGCAAATCCAACAGCTAGAGCCGCAGCAGCACGAGGGTCGCGCACGGCGCCGCTCGCGCCCGGAATCACGTCGTCAATCTGACCCGAGAACGTCTCGGCCTGCATCTGCTTGGCAATCATGTGCAGCAGCGCGGACGCGGTCGCGATGTCGAGCCCGAAGGCGAAAAAAATTCGGTCAATGTGTGACGCGCGAAACTCTCTCGAACCGTCCTCGAGATAGGAAATGGTGCTCGCCGGCAAGCCTGCCCGACGAGCAAGCTCTCGCTGAGTCATGTCTCCATGAAGTTCTCTCTGCGACTCCATGAGCCGAGACATCGCCTGGCCGAAAGCGATCTGCGGTCGACGTTCCACTGAGTTTCACCCTACCCGGGATATTCGTAATTGCAATAGCGCAATTTTGCATCGCAGACGGCGAGCGCGATTCCCTTGACATAAATTCGCAGATTGCGATAAATACCTTCGTAGCATGACACCCATCGAGGCGGCGCTACACAGGCGTCGCATGACGCAGATCGAGCTGAGACGCCGGCTCGCAAAGATGGGCGTCGAAGTCTCGCAAGGGCATCTCTGCCAGATGTGTAACGGCAAGCGTCGGTGTCCGACGCGGTTCGCGGTGCCCATTGCCAAGGTGCTGCGAATCGACCCGGCGCCGATCGTGCTTTACGAACCCAAGGGGGAAAGTGATGCAGCGTGATTTTCAGGATGTATTGACAGATCTCGACGAGGGCAAGGTTCATCGCCAGCTGACCGAGATGTTACCCGAGTTGGTGAAGGCAGTCGTCGAGTCGCGGAAGGCCGGCTTCATCAACCTGAAGATCACTGTGCGCCCGGAAAATCGGCAGGTGTTCCTCAAGGCCGATGTGACCTCGAAGATTCCGCGCGCGACCACCGAATCGACGCTCTTCTTTCCCGACGAGGAGGGCGATCTGCATCGCAGCGATCCGAAACAGCAGACGCTGAGGGACGTGCCGCTGCGGCCGAACAACCTGCGCAATCTCAAGGAAGAGGGGTAACCAATGGCCGACGAGAACGAGTACTCCTCTGGAGAGAACAACGTGTCGGCGGCCGTTGTCGCCGGCATGGACATCGCGCGCGCTCACGATCGCATTACCGATTACGAGGGCATCCCTATCGCGGTGGTGCCCGGCTCCATGCGAGCGGAGGTGCTGAAGCAGGCAATCGATCTGGCCGACGCGCGAGCCTCGCGTCCGCTGCGCCTCAAGGGCACGGCGCAGCATCAGGAGCTCGACTCGTTCATCGAGCACATCGAGCGGTTCAAGGATGAGCATTCGGTAGTTTATGCAGACGCCGAAAAGGTGCAGCTGACCGCCGTCTTCGATTACCACGAGAAAGAGACTCACGAGCCGCGCTGGTGTGGCCATCGCAGCGTGTATGCCTGCCCGCTGTCGGCGCAGTGGAAGCGGTGGCTAGAACGCAACGAGCGCCCAATGTCGCAAGACGAGTTCGCTCAGTTCATCGACGATAATATGGTCGATCTCGTCGCCGCGAAAGAGGGCGAAGACTTCGCGCAGCCTGCGAAAGTGCTCGAGATGGCGCGCCTCCTCGTCATTCGCACGAAGGGCGAATTCGAGCGCAAGGTCGACCAGACCACCGGCGAGTTCTCTCTCGTCAACAAGCTCGAGCACGAGACCACCAGCACCAAGATTCCGCGGGCCTTCTGCATCGGTATTCCGGTTTTCGAAGGCGGCAGCGGATATCGTATCGAGGCGCGCCTGCGTTTCAGCCTGAACGGCGGTAGGCCGCAGTTCTCGTACGCGCTCTATCAGCCGGAGCAGATCAAGCGGCACGCCTTCGGAGAAGTCCGCGCGAAAGTCAAAGATCGCACATTGCTTCCGCTGTTCGTCGGTTCGCCCGAGTAGCTCTTCTTTCTCACGCTACGCGCCGACGTCGGGCGCGTGAGGGGGCTTTGCATGGTGGCTCTCTTTGCCACGCGTCGTTGCGTCGCCAAGACGAAGAACGACCGTCGGTGCTCGCGCCGCGCCCAGGTTCCTGATCACGTCTCGGGCGCGTGGGTGTGTCTGCATCACCACATGCATGGATGGATGCCATTTGAGCTCGATGAGCAGGTCGACCCAATGGTCGCAGAACGCGCACGCGCAGTGCGCCAAGGAGACTAGAACGATGCCCCTCACGCCTCAGCAGAAAAAAGCCATCGCCGCGGGCCGGCGCGCCAAGGTGCTCAAAGCGCTCGAGCGCGCCGATCACCTCACCATCGCCGAGCTGGCCCGCCGCTGCTTCCCCGGCTATCGCCCGGCCGCGCGCGCAAACTCGACGGTGCGGAACCAGCTGCGCGGCCTGGTCGCTCAGAGGCTCGTGCGGCAGGTGGCTCGCGGCACGTACCAGGCGGTCAAGTAACCATGGTCGGCGGCGCGCTGTTCACCTCGGAGCATGATGACTGGAACAGTCCCGAGGAGGTTCTCGCGCCGGCGCGCGCGTTCAACATGGGACCCATCGGGCTCGACCCGTGCTCGAACGCCGACAGCATCGTGCACGCGACGGTCGAATATCGTCTCGACCGCGGCCAAGACGGTTTGCGCCTGCCATGGAACGCCATGGGGCTCGTCTGGATGAATCCTCCCTACGGCGAGGCCATCGGCGCATTCATGCGCAAGGCGTCGCTCTGGGGCATGTGCGGCGTCGAGATCATCGCGCTCGTACCCAATCGCTCGGACACCGCTTGGTATCAAGACAACATCGGCGGCGTCGTCGCCAAGTGCGAATGGCGCGGCCGGCTCGTGCATCCGCGCGGGCGCGCCGACAAGCGTCAAAAATCGTTGTTCGCCACAGCTGAGCCGCCCGCGGCAGAGAGCGGAACGGCGCCGTTTCCCTCGGTGCTCCTCTATTGGGGCCATCGGCCGATGCGCTTTGCGACGTTCTTCGCCCCGTTCGGGAAGGTCTGGCGATGAAAGCCGTGCGTATCTGCCTCGTGTGCGGCCGTGACGGCGCAGCGCTGCACGAGCTCGCGCCCGGCCGGCGCGTTCTCCTGTGCGGCGAGTGCGCGGTCGATCGCTTTCGTCGCGATGAAGCACTCCGGCGTCTGGCGGCGAAGCGATGACCATGTCAGACGCGGTACACGAGAGCTGGGTCCGCCGCCTGCGCCTCTTGCTCGAGGAGACGCATGCGGCAGCACTGCAGGTCTCTTCGTTCGGCGAGTCGCCGTGGGGGCAACAGGTTGTGTACGCGCTCGAGCGCGTGCGGCTCGAGGTCGACTACTACGAGCACGACGTCAAAGCCCGCCGAAAGGCGGGCGCGTGAAGTTGCCGGTGGTCCGCGGCGACTGCCTGCCCGGCGGCGCGTCCTATGTGCGCCCGTGCCCCTTTGCGTGCCGATATCGCCTCGACGTGCAGCCGCAGAAGAACGCCAGGCGGAAAAGCGACGCTTTCGATGAGAGCTGCGCGCTTGATGTCGCCGATAACGGCCCGTTGACGCTCGAGCAGGTTGGCGCGCTGATGCACGTTACGCGCGAGCGTGTGCGGCAAATCGAGGTCGATGCCCTTCAGAAGCTGAGCCGCGCGTGTAAGAAGCTCGACATCGACGAAGAGGACCTCATCGAGCATCCGCGACACGTGCTCGATGTAGCGCTCTCATGGGCGGCACGTATGCGCCAGATCCGTCGCGAGTATCAGCGGCGATGGGTGGCAAAGAAAAAGGGTGCAGCATGAGCCGCGGCAAAGAGCTCGAGGCGGCCATCGCGCGCGCGGCCCGCGACTATCGCAAGGAGGGCCGAGCCGTCCTCATGCGCCAACAGCCGATGACGGCGCCGGGCAAAAACGGAGAGGCTATCTTCGTCTCCGACGCGCCCGTCGACTTTATCGGCGCTAAGAATGGCGGCCGCGCCATCGCGTTCGAGGCCAAAGAGACGGGTGAGCATTCGTTCCCGCTGGCCAAGCTGCGCCATGACCAGCGAGAAGCGCTCGCTGCGCTCGCCGCCGTCGGCGTCGAGTGTGCCGTGGTTATCGACTTCAAGCGTCTCGCTGAGGTCTACGCCGTCGATTGGGCGCGCATCGCCGAGTTCATCGCGGCGCCCTGGCGCAAATCACTGACGGTCGACTGGTGCCGCGCGTACGGCGTCCATGTGCCTGAGCAGAATCGCGACAGTAGCAGTCATCCGCGCAAAACGCTCGTGCTCGACGGTGGCGTACATCCCGAGGCGATTGAGATTCACGATCGAATCCTCGCCGAGCAGCGTAGCTCGCCCGTCATCTCGCTCGAGGATGAAGAGGATTTGCAGCTGGACGTGCCGATGCCGCCTCGAGAGCAGCTCACGCCGGAGCAATGGAAGGAACGCATTATCAAGGCGGCGAATGACGGCATCGACCGACAGCTAAATCAGCGGCGGCGGAAGTGGGCGCCGGGGCGTGGCCGGTGATTATGCGTAGACCTGGTCGAGACATTCCTCGCAGTCGTCTCCCGGCGCGCGCATTTATCTCGTCGCCGACGCCCCCCAACAGCTTGGAGTCGGAAGAGAACGTGATCGGCGTTGTGCTCGTGCACGCGCTGAAGTTCGACCAGGTCAAAGACCTTGTCAGCGTCGATGACTTCTATCATCCGGCGCTGCGAGCCATCTATCAGGCTATCTGTTCGTGCGACGCCGATGGCCAGCCGATTGACCTGATCAGCGTGGCCGAACAGATGCGCACGCTCGGCACCATCGACAAGCTGAACACGTGCGGAGGCGTCGATTATCTGACCGACCTCATGGCTCGCATGGTGACGTCTGAAAACGTCTCCTATCACGCCCAGGTGGTGCGCGATAAAGGCACTGCGCGCCGCCTCGTCGAGAGTGCGCGCGAAATTGCCGCACGCGGATACTCAAACGAAAGCAATTTATCTGACCTGGTCACGCTCGCCGAGACGGCGCTGCAACGTGCGCGCGATGAGGTCTCGTCGAAGCGTCCGCAGCTCATCGAGCTCGGTACCGCCATCACCGCCGATTCGATCGCGCTCAAGCGCGCGCCAGTCACCACGGGCATCCGTTGCATCGACGAGCAGCTAGGAGGCGGGTTGTTTCCCGGGGAGCTTGTGATGCTGCAGGCGGGCCCTGGTGCTGGTAAGACCACGCTCGCGACCCTCATGCAGGGTCGCAGCGTCGCCAGCGATCCAAGCGCTTGCGGTCTGTACGTCACAACCGAAATGCAGCCTGAAGAGCTTCAGGCGCGACGCGCATGCCAGATTTTGAATGACAAGGGAATCAAGTGCAGCTGGCGCGACGTCATGCGCGGCGTGGTTCCGCTTGATCGAACGCGTGAGGCGACGGCGAATAGCCGTGTTTTCGTATTGCCGATCGCTTTCGATCCTGACCCGGTCTCGACGGTGCGCGCCTATGCCAAGCAATTGGAAGCGCGGTTTGGTCGGCCGCCGTTTCTCGTGATCGATTATCTGCAAGCGTTCGCCGTCGGTTCCACCGACGATGATCGACGGCTCGTCACGGCTGCGCGCGCGTATGAATTTCAACAGCTCGCGATTGAATTACGAGTGCCGATTCTCGTGATCAGCAGCATCAATCGCGCGGCTTATGGCTCCAAAGAGCGTCGCGACTCCGACGAGCCGCTTGATTTTCTATCGGCCGGCAAAGAGGCCGGTGAAATCGAATATGCAGCCGCAGTGCTCTTGCATCTCGACGTCAAAGCGGAAGCCGATAATCACGGCTGGCGCAGCGCGCGCCTCGTCGTGTCCAAGGCTCGCTTTGGCCTGCTCGGCATCATCGGATTGACCTTCCATGGCGCGAGTGGACGCTTTGAGCCGAGCGCTGCATCCGCGCTCAGCGAGCTCGACCGGCGCGTGCTCGAGGTCATCTCTACGAAGTCCATTTCTAGTGCGAATCAGGTAGCGGAGTCGCTCAAAAAACATCGTCAGCAGGTGCTTCAGTCGGTTGCCAAGTTACGCGGACTTAGCCTCATCAAAAAGGCGCCAAACGGCGTTTTTTTGGCAACGGTTCCCGGAACCACCCAGGAGGTTGACGAAAATGAATAGATATCTGGTATCTACCACCTCGGAACCACCCCCTATTAGGGCGGGTGGTTCCCGCCCCTATAGGGGGGCTGGTCGGAACCACCTGTTTTTGGCGTTTCGCTCAATCGGCAAAACGGAGAGCCGGTAGATGCGAAGCGCCCAATACATGAGCTATCTGCGCTCGCCGGAATGGGCGGAGCGGAGGCGCGCAGCCATCGCGCGGGCCGGCGGCAGATGCCAGCGATGCCCGATTACGTTCGGGCTCGAAGTGCACCACCTGAACTACGACCGGCTTGGCAACGAGCTCCCAGATGACCTGCTCGTCGTTTGCTCCGATTGCCACCAAGGCGAAGATCTGCGGCGCGCTGCGCGAACGCGATTCAAGGCGTTTGGTCGCCGCTTGGATGCGTGGGCGACCAAGGTCTACGGCGAAGACTGGGCGCAGCGGCACGACGAAGACGTCGTCGCCGAACGCTTCGAAACTTGGCTCGAGCGTCGAGGCGAGCTGTGAGACTGCTCATCGCGGTGATTCTGCTGACGGCGTGCCACCAGCCGCTTGCGCCGCCTATGCGCGCTTGCGCCGCCTATGCGCGCTTGCCCGCCCGACCTCGGGCGCGTCATGGCTGCGGTGAACCAGGTTTCGCCGGAAGGCTGGCCATGCTTCGCCTGCGAGCGTGCGGCGCGCTGTGTGACGCCAGGAGCGCAGTACTGCTGTGCGGACTGGTTCTGCTCGGAGTGCGCCTATTGGGGCTCTCCGGCGTTCCCACAGCGTATGGCGCGCGATGGGGGGACACGATGAGCCTCATCGAGCAGCAAATCCGGGAAGCGCAAGAGGCGGTGCGAGGCATCGAGCGCGAGATGCTCCGCCTGCCTCAGAGCATCGTCGAGCCGTGGCTATACATGTTCCTCGGCGACCTGAAGGACAGTCACGCGCTCATCGACCAGGGCGAACCGCCCACGCTGACCTTTGGCAGCGATTTCCAGCACTGGAGTTTTGGCCTGCACAAGCGGGCGAGTGTCGAGTCATGAGCGAGTCAGCTGCAAATCGCCTGCTGCCCCGCACGTGGATGCTGAGCAAGCATCGGTACGACCCGCGGCAGCTCGGCAACGATGTGATTCACGTGCACGAGACACCACCGCATGCGCTCTCGCACGCGAATACGACTGCGACCGATGAGCAGCTCGAGCAGGAACGTCGCGAGCGTGAGGCGCGCGCGAAGTTCGATGCGCTCGCGCCCATCGACGTTGAGATTTTGCGGCTCTCGCTCGAGCGCCTGGCCGTGCGCGATATCGAGATGCCGTTTCCAGCTGCGCAGCGGCGCGCACGCGAGGATGGCGGCTGGAACTTCGTGCGCTATCGAGGCGCCGGCAATCGATTCGCGATTATGGCCAAGAGCTGCATTGGCCAATGGACGCATCGCGAAATCGCTGTGCGCGTCGGGCTCAGCGTTTGGCAGGTGCGGCGGCGGCTGTCGGCGCTCGATCCGCTGCTCGTCAAGTATGCCGAGATGAGAGGGTGGATATGAGACGCAAGATGCTCGACGGCCGCGGCGAGATTGCGCAAGTGCTCACCGAGGCGGCTGGCGTGCCCATCAGCACTGACCAGGTCTCGCGCTATGCGCGTCGCGAGGTCGAGCCCTTGCCGATAAAGCGGATTGGAAGAGGAGAGCGGAAGAGGATCGTCGCCGAGGAGCGCGCGGTGGTCGAGTGGTGCATCAAGGAATTCAAATGAACCGCTGCTCAGTTTGCGGAGAGGAGGGACATACCAAACGCAAACACGAAGGCGGCATCGATTGGGATGCCCAGCCACTTGGTCATGTTCTCGATATCGAGCTCGCTGAAAGGCTCGGCGTTGGCCGTGAGGCTGTGCGGCGTCAAAGGAGCAAGAGGCAAATAGATCGATGTCCGAACGGGCGGCGCGGTGGGAAGGTTTTCATTGGGGCCAAGTTTGGCAGATGGACCGTTGTTGGGCGTGCTCCTTCTTCGAAAAGGCGCCCGAAATGGTTCGTGCGTTGTGAATGCGGAACGTTGAAATCGATTCTTGGATTTGTGCTTACCAGGGGAAGAACGAAGTCTTGTGGATGCGCACCCCGTCCAATGGACGGGCAATCGATGATGAAAGACAGACTGGGAGAGATACATGGTCGATTAACGATCGTTGAACTTGTCCGTTATAGGCCGGACAGACGATCTAAATGGCGATGTCGATGTGAATGTTCATCGGAGATTGTTGTGAGTTATGAAAGCCTCGTCCGAGGTAAGTACCCTACTAGATCTTGCGGCTGTGATGCCATGGGATGGGAATGGGGAGATGGAACCGAGTACGGTTACTTGAAGTCCTGGGCACAATCCAAACGGGTTTCCATATTAACGGCGAGACGAATTTCGCATTCTCTTATTGCCTTAAGAGAACTTGGAGTTTTGATCAAAACGCAAGGAGGGACCAAATGAAACCGGAGCGTGTTTATGATCTCGAAATGGAGGCCAAGGCAATTGGAGCGAAGTTACGTGCAGGAGACATGACTGTCGACGTGGCGAAGCAATTGCTAGGAACCCTGCGCGTTAGAGCCCAATTCATGGCCATTCGTCTTGAACATGCGAGGATAAGCGGGAGAATCGGACAGTCCGAAGACGCATTGCCCCATCTGCTACTGGCACCCAGCGAAGAGTGACCTTTCGCCACAATCGCTGTAATCGCCACAATCGCTTCTTCGCAACATGCTCAATTGCCGGCATCTTTGACCTGGCACTCCTGCGCCCTGTGGTCGTCGGCTGAGAGTTTCACCCCTCCTCGGGCCACCCTCCCCCGAGGGGGGGTGGCCTCGAAATCATGGACCGTACCCCCATGAAGGTTGCGCGAACGCGACCTATTTTTGGCGGATCGAAGGGCTAAGGGGCCCCAAGGCCGAATCGTTTCACCCGTTTGCGCGGCATATGCCGCGAGAGCGAGCCAACATGAGAAAAAAGCGAGCATCCGGCGGCAAGCGCGCCGGCGATAAGCGGCGCGCAGAGCGCGCGGCCGCAAAGGCGCGGGCGCTTCAAGGGCGCGACGTCGTCGCGGAATGGTCGGCGAAGCTCGCCGACCTCGGCCCGCGTCCCTCGAAGGCCGATGATGCGCACGCGTGGCTTGGCCGCGCCGCGCTTCTGCTCGTCGAGGCGACGATGCGCGACACGGCGATTCCGCCCGAGCAGATGCGTCGCGATGCGATGAAGCAAATCGAGCAGGCGTCGAAGGTGCTCGACCCGGCGAAGCTCTCCGAGCAGCTAGCCGAGCTCGAGCGCGCGCTCGCCGAGCTGGAGACGAGGCATGCCGGCGCTCTCGAGGCGGGAACGCGTCGCGAGACTGCAGCGCCAGCTGCTCTCTCCTGAGCGCTGGATCGATGCGCGCCTCGTCGTCGAAGATCATACCGGGGCGGAGCTCTTTCGTGTCGGTGGCGCGTGGGATTGTCGTGCGCGCGCTTATGTCGAGCGCGAATGCGCGGCGAAAACGGTTCGGCTCAAAGAGTCCCAAACGGAAGCCGGCCAAGGTTTCGCGCGCTGGCTCGAATCCTCGCGGCGCGGCGTGGTCGATCCGCAACGGGCGATCGTGATGCTGCTCGGCGGCGCTCGCGGCTCGGGTAAGACCTGGTTCGTCGGCTTGGCGATCGTCTGCATCGGCCTCGAGTGGCCCGACGAATGGCAGTACAACGTGAACCTCTCGACGGGCCAACGGCGCGAGGTTATCGAGGCGATCGAGGAGGTTTCGCGTCCCGATTGGATTGCCGATCGATCGGATGACCTCCGCGACCCGTGGCTCCGTTTCGTTACCGGCTCGACGCTCGCGTTCGTCTCCTCGCGGAATCCAAAGCGGCTTCGCGAGGCGAAGCTGCGCATCCGCGCGGTGCACATCAACGAGGGCCAGGACCAGGACGAAGCCGTTTATGTGAATGCGGTCTCGGCCACGCGCAACGTCGACGGCCTGGTCGTCGTGGCGACGAACCGGCCGCAAAACGAGTCGGGCGATTGGGTCTCGCTGGCGGCGACGGGGATCGAGGGCGGCGAAATCGTCGGGCAGTTCTACCTGCTCGATCCGCGCAAGAACGACGCGGTCTCACGTGTCGCGCTCGACAAGCGCGCGGCAGCGATTCGCGTCGTATCGCCGGAAGCCGCCGCGGCGGACACCGACCCGGACGCGCCGATGCGCTTGGCGACCAAGACGGCGTATCCCGCCTTTCGGCCTCTCCCGGTCGAGCGCGGCGGCCATATCGGCGATGTGCCCGACGTTGGTTGGACCGACATCACCGTCCAGATTACGGGAGCGCTCATCGGCAGCGGTCTCGGCTATCCGTACATTTGCGGCGTCGATTTCCAGCGTGAGCCGGGAGTTATCGGCGCCATCTGCAAGATCTATCGCTTCGACGGTCGGCTCGTCTTGGCCGTGCTCGATCAAATCGGCGTGCGCGGTGTCGAGCCGGATTTTTCGCAGGCGCTCTATGCAGCCGGCTACCGCCCGTCTCACGGCGCAGATAAGCCGCCCATCCTGCTTGTGGGCGACGGCACCGGAGGCAGGCAGAACGCGAATCACAACTTCGCGCAGCCGACATCGTTCGTCGCGATGCAGTCGGATGGATGGAAGATCATCGGGCCGGACGTGCATTGGAAGCACGGCATTCCCTGGAACCCTGGCGTGCGCGAGTCGCGCGCGCAGATGCACACGCTTCTCGAGCAGCGGCAAATCCTCATCTCGCGCAAGTGCAAGGAGCCGTCCGAGGGATTCCCTTCGCTGGTCGATTCGTTTCGGCGAGCTCCAATCGGCCCCAAGGGCGGATTGGTCGAAAAGGGCAATTTCCAGCATGGTCCCGACGGCGTTCGTTACGTGGCCTGGAGATTCCTGCCGCGGCCCGAACCCAAGAAGGTCCAGGGAATGGACGTCGCGACCTTCGACGCCTTGCGAGAGATTCGCATTTTCGGGAATGGGTGATCAATGGCCGACGAGAAGCCGCCGCGCATCTATGTCGAGCCACCTATCCCGCTTACGACCGAATTTCACACGGTCGAGCAGGTTAGAGCAGTCATCGCGCAGCATGTCACCGGCCGCTTTCGCGTCTCGACGCTTCTGACGGAGCGCATGCTCTGGAATCCGCGCTTGCGCGGCGTGCTCGGAACGCGGTTGTCGGGGTTCATGGCGGCTGAAATCAAGTTCGAGCCGGCGGCCGAGAACCGCGACGCGCGTCGAGCTGCACGAGAGTTCGCCGAGGATTGGCCGGCAATGTGCCCGTCGGCGGTGCGTCGGCAATACAAGAAGTGGTCGATCACGATGGGCGTGGCGTTTGGACAGCGCGCGCTGATGCTGTCTCCGTCGAGCGGTCGCCAAATCTTTCGGCTGCGCCCCTATTGGCCGGGCTTTGTGACTTGGTATTGGTCCGAGGGCGGCTATCGAATTCAGACCTACGACGCCGGCGTCGTTGATGTCGCTTCGCCTGGCCTCGTAGATGTGAGCGCGCCATCGCCGACGATGACCGGGCTCATCAATCCGAGCGAGCAGCCTTGGGTGATCGACGAGCCGAACGGAGAGAACAGCTGGCGAGAGGCGATGATCCTCGCCTCCTGGCGTCCGTGGATGGGTCACGAGTTCGCTTTGCGCGATCAGAATCGCAATAGCGAAAAGAACGGCATCGGCATCATCAAGGCGAAGTATCCGCGCGGCGAAGGCGACCAGCACGAAAAGGCCGTGCAGCGCTACACCGACGGCATGCGCAAGTCGATGGGCGCCGAGGGAATCATCCCTTGTGAGCAGCGCGCCAATGGCGAGCCGAGCTTCGACGCTGAGCCGTTCGAGTTCAACGGAACGGGCAATGCGGCGATCTCAGACGCGCTGAATGCGAATGCCGTCGCGCTGGCGATTTTGTATCTCGGCCACAACCTGACGACTGAGATCAAGGGCGGCGGCTCCTACGCGGCGGCGGGCGTCGGCGAGTACATTCGCGACGACATCAAGCACGACGATGCCGCGGGAGAGTGGGGCGTCTTCGGGCCGCAGCTGGCGCGCCCCTATGCGCTTCTGAACTACGGCGACCCTGAGCTCGCTCCGCGCGCGCGCTATATCGTCGACTCGACGGCGCAGAATCGCGCGGTCGCGCAGATGTACGCGGCGCTCGGGCAGGCGATCCAATTTCTGCGGCTGAACGTGCCGAGCTTCGACGTCGATGCGTTCTGCGAGCAGTGGCGCATCCCGCTTTTGCCGAAGGGCTCGGTGCAGGTTCCCGCGGCGGCGCCGATCCCGCCCGCGGCGCCGCAGCCGGGCCAACAGCAGTCGCAACCGAGTGAGGCAGCATGATCGTCGAGCGTATCAATTTGAAGCGCTGGAAGATCATGCGCGACGCCGGTGAAGCGCTTGAGCTTGGCGGTCATGTGTACCAGGTCGGGGCGTATTTCATGGCCTGTCCGGCGCATTACGGCCTCGGGGAGCCAATGATCGGCGAACCTGTTCAAGCTCTGTTCAACAGCTTGAGCGATGCAGCTGCGGTGCTGGCGTGAAGCCGATTCCGAGCGTGCTCGCTGCCCCCTGGGCGATTGAGCCGACATGGCTGCGCGTGGTCTTCGGCGTGTGGTCGCGCGGCAAGATCGACGCGGCGGCGCTGCAGCAGGCGCGCGCCGACTGGGAAGCGCGCAAGGCATCTCGGCCGCGCATCGATGAGCCGAGTGCGCCCGTCGAAGGCACGGGCGGCACGCTGCGCATCACCGGCAACGTCGGAGTCATTTCGGTCGAGGGCCCGCTCTTTCGGCACGCCTCGCTCTTCAGCGACATCAGCGGCGGCACCAGCTACGACGCCATTTGGCGTGGTCTCGAGGCGGCGCTGAGCAATCGTTCGGTGGCGTCGATCTTGTTTCGCTTCGACACGCCTGGCGGAGAGGCTGACGGCGTCAACGAGCTGGCGAAGGCAATCCGCGCCGCCCGCGAGCATAAGCCTGTTTGGGCGTACGTCGATGGGATGTGCGCGAGCGCTGGCTATTGGCTCGCCTCGCAGACGCAGCACATCATCGCCGAGGAGACGAGCGAGGTCGGCTCGATCGGCGTGCGCTGCGGCATCGTCGATTACAGCGCGCAAGATGAGATGCGCGGCGTGCGCGAGATCGAGGTCATCTCGTCGCAGTCTCCGGGAAAGCGATCGAAGCCGGTCGATGATGAAGTGGTCGGCCGCCTGCAGGTGCGTATCGATGACCTGGCGGATTTGTTCGTCGCCGCCGTGGCTGAAGGTCGCGGCGAAGATGTCGAGACGGTGCTCGCCGACTTCGGCAAGGGCGACGTGATGATCGCCTCGAAGGCGGTCTCCGCCGGCCTCATCGACGAGATCGGTAATTTCAACGGCGCGCTGACGGCGGTCGCCGCGGCACAACCACGCGGGCGCTCTGCTCGCGTAGAGGACCACATGACCAAGAACGCGAGCGACGCAGACAACGAGTGGAAGTGCGAAGGCTGCAGCGAAATGATGGGCCCTTCGGCGAAAAAGTTTTGCGCCAAGTGCGCCGAGCCCGATGGCGACGAAGACGAGGATGACGACGAGGACGAAGACGAGGCCAAGGCGCTCGGCCTCGACCCGAAGGCCACGGCTGACCAGCGTCGCATGCGTATGGTCGCGCTCGTCGAGCTCGAGACCAAGGTGCTCGCGACCACCGGCGCCAAGAAGCTCGACGCGGCCCTCGCGGTGCTCGAGGACGCGATGAGCGCGCGCGAGCAGGTTGCCAAGGTCTGCGCGGTCGGGCGCAGCGCGGCGTTGCGCGTGACGCTCGAGCGCGGCCTCGCCGGATCGCCTGGCAAGCAGCCGACGCTTTCGCTCGGGCAGATTCAGAAGACGATGGCCGTCGCATTGCGCGGGCCCACCAAGAAGGCTTGGCTCGCGGCGGTCGACAAGCTGGCGAACGATGCCCATGTCGCCAATACGACGATTACCGCGGCGCAGGTCATCGACGCGGTGTGCTCCGTGCCCATTAGCGACGAGGACTTGGAGTCGCTGCAGGATTATGTCGCCGCGTCGGCGCCCGTTGCGGCTTCGACGTTCGTCGAGCCGGCTCGCAACGGCGAGGACGAAAGCGCCGAGCTCGATCCGGTCGCGGCCGAAGTGTCGCGGCTCGCGAACAATGCCCGTGCGGTGCTCGACCGCAACAACAAGCCCGCGGCCAAGTAGCCGCACTACCACCAGGAGATATCCATGACTGCTTTGGCTCAGGGCGTTCAGCGGCCCCAATGCTCGGACGTCACCCGCGGCACGGCGCCGCAAAAGGGCAGCACGATCATCTATCAGGGTGCCCTCGTCATGCTGGACACCTCGGGCTACGCGCGCCCGGCGGCGGCCAGCGTTTCGGGCGCCTATTGCGTCGGCGTGGCCTGGCCGCGCGGTCGCGATCTGGACCGTTACGATTCGACGGTCACCGGCTATACGGCCGATGGCTCGCTCTCGATCGAGTTCGAGCAGGGAATCTTCGGATTCCAGAACGACGGCTCGAATCCGGTTCTCGCCACGACGCAGCCGGGCACCGTCCTTTATGCCGTGGATGACCAAACGGTCAGCCTCTCGAGCGGAGGCTCGACGCGGCCGGTCGCTGGTCGCCTGGTGCGCCTCGATTCGACCTCGATCGGCGGCCCGGTGCTGATGGAAGTGAGCATCGCGCTCGGAACGCTGCTCAACACCCTCATCACCGTCACCGACGCGAGCGCGGCGCACTTGGCCGGCACGGAGACCTTCACCGGCGTGAAGACCTTCGGATCGGGCGCCGATCCGGTCTTCGCCAAGGAGGCGGACCACACCGTCAACGTCGTCGCGAGCACCACGGCGGCGACCGTCGGCGGCGCCCTCACCGTCGCAGCCGGCGCGGGCCAGACCAGCGGCAACGGCGGCGCGGCAAGCCTCACCGGCGGCGCGGGCGGCGCGACCGGAGCGGGTGGCGCGGCCAATGTCACCGGCGGCGCCGGTGGCGCAACCTCCGGCACCGGCGGCGCGGCAGCGGTCGCCGGCGGCGTCGGCACGGCGGGAAACAGCGCGGGCGGCGCGGCGAGCTTGACCGGCGGAGCTGGTCAGGGATCGGCGGCGGGCGGCGCGGCTTCGACCGTGGGCGGCGCGGGCGGCGCGACCGGAACCGGCGGCGCTGCGGCGCTGACCGGCGGCGCGGGCGGCGCCACTTCGGGCACTGGCGGTGCGGCCGCCGTGGCCGGTGGCGCGGGAACCGCTGGCAACTCGGCGGGCGGTGTCGCCTCGGTGACCGGCGGCGCGGGCCAAGGATCGGCGGCCGGCGGCATCGGCAAGACGGTCGGCGGCGCTGGTGGCGCAACTGGCGCCGGTGGCGCTGCGCAGCTCACTGGCGGCGCGGGCGGCGCGACCTCGGGCACTGGCGGCGCGGTCGCCATCGCTGGCGGCGCGGGCTCGGGCGGCAACGCCAACGGCGGCGCGGTCACCATCGACGGCGGCGCGAAGAACGGCTCGGGCGCCGACGGCGCGATCACCATCGGCGGCACTCGCGGCGTGGTGAACATCGGCAAGAGCGGCGGCTCGATCGGGTTCTTCGGTGCGACTGCGGTCGCGCAGCAGAGCACGACCGGCACCACGACCGGCTTCACCGCCGGTTCGGGCACGGGCGCGAAGAGCGACTCGACCTACACCGGAAATAGCGGATCGACGGCTTACACCGTCGGCGACGTCGTCCTCGCGCTGAAGAATCTCGGATTCCTCGCCGCCTAAGTTAATGGACAAAAGCAAAGCGTCGACGCTGGAACGCGAAGACCATCTCGCGCTCCAGGTCGTCGACGAACGCCTCGAGCGCTTGCGGCGAGAAGCCGAGCTCATGCTCGAGCGCTCAGGGATTGCCGCGCAGATTCGCGCCGCAGAGACGGCCAAGCAAATCGTCGTCGATGCGATCAGCTCCGCTTATGAATTGACCGCTTTCGATCATTTGAACATCGACGACGGCTCTATCAAGCGCGCCGTCGCCTCTTCCGCCACCTAGTCGCCTAGTCAGAAATCCGGGGCTCGCCCCCGCACAACACAACGCGCGCGAGCGCGTGATGCGGGGCGTTTGCCCCGACGGAGTCCACCACATGGGCGTCACGATCAATCCAGCAGCAAACCGAATCTTCCAAGAGTTCGACACCGAATTCATTCGGATGTTGAACGCCTCGCCGCGCGTGTGGCCTGCGTTCGGAATGGAAGTTCCGAGCACGAGCCGCAGCTCGCTGCACGCGTGGTTGCTCGATGAAGCATCGGTTCGCGAGTTCAAAGGCTCGCGCGTGCTCAACGAGATGGGCTCGATCACGTGGGAAGTGATCAACCGTCACTGGGAAATTTCGTGGCGGTTCCAGGAAATCCAAATCCGCGACGACTTGAGCGGCCTGGTCGCCCTGGCGATTCAGCGCGCGCGAGGATACGCGGCGAAGTGGGCGCGTCACGAGGATTCGCTCGTCGCGACGACCACGCAAGCGGGCGTGTCGAAGTCCTGCTACGACGGGCAGAACTTCTTCAGCGCGTCGCATCCGACCGACCCGCTCGCGATCGTGTCGGGCACGTATTCGAATTACAACACGGCCAAGCCGCTCAGCCACGCCAACGTCATGGCGGGCTTGGTGCAGCTGCGGAAAATCAAGCTGCCCGACGGCTCTCCGTGGATCGGACCCGAGACGAAGATCAAGCTCATCGTCGAGGCGAGCAACGAATGGGCGGCGGATCAAATCTGCAACTCCCAGTGGCTCACCCCGGCGACGGCCTATGCGCTGTCGGGCACCACGGGCCCGAGCGAGAACCCGCTGAAGGGCAAGCTCGAGCCGGTGCTGAATCAGTACATGAACAATGAAGCGGGCGTCTGGTATCTGGCGGCGGAAGCCGACGGGATGCGCCCGATCATGTTCCAGCGCCGCCAGGGCGTCGAGACCGATGAGGTCGGCCCGGGCTCGCAACTCTGGTTCGACAAGAAGGAATACTTCATCGGCCAGGATGCCCGCTACGAGTGCAGCTACACGCACCCGCAGCTGATGCAGCGCAACGAGCCCACGTAATCAAATCCCCGCTCCACCCCTTCACAGCAAGGAGCCATTTCAAAATGAACCAAGAGCAAATCGCCGTCGTTCGAGCCATCCCCATGCCCGGATTCAAGCGCCGCTGGTGCGGCCTCGAGCGCTGGGTCGAGAACAAGGCCAAGCGGCCCAATCCGGAGGAGAAGCATGGCCTCCCTTGGCCCGATCACGAGATCAAGGTGCGCGTGGTCGATAATCCGGCGCCATTCGACCCGGATAAAAATGGCGGCGTTCCCGTCGAAATCAGCCCGGCGACCTTCGCGATGCTCGAGCGCGATGATCGCATCTCGGCCAAGCTGCTCGGCGTCGGAGAGGGCGATCCGGCCGAGAACGTGCGCGTCAAGGCGCAGGTCGCGAAACTCGAAGAGGAGCTCGCCAATGCACGCCGCGAAAGCTCGGAGCTCATCGAGCGCTTGAAGCTCTCCGAGTCGGCATCGCAGAAGATGCTCGAGGCAGCGGGCGCCAAGTTGGCGTCCGTCGAGGCGCAGCTCGAGCATGTGCGCTCGCAAATGGGGGCGCGGAAGAAGTAGATGGGAACGGGCCCGGTTCCACCAGGATTGCTCGTCACGCCGGCGCTGCTGTCGCGCTACAACGTGCCGAGCCTATTCTTGGGGCAGTTCGAACCGCGCCCGTTCAGCATCCAAATCAGCACGGCGGGCGCGCTCGGCGTGATGGCGTTCACGTGGCAATGGGTGGGCGATACCAATTGGTCAGCGCCTATCGTGAGCGATGCAGGGTCGTCGTGGTCATACACGCTCGACGATACCTTCGCCGATCTGACCTTTGCCGCGCACGTCTATACGCTGAACGCGGTCTACACCATCGACCGCAACGGCGTTGTCACTGGCGGCGCCGAGGTCACCGCGGCGCGCTTCGATCTGAGGCAGAACGCATGTTCGGCGGTGACGACGGAAGCGATGCAGCTGATGCGAGACGCCATCCATCCTCCGCTGCAGAGCTGGGGAGACGATGCGACGACGCACGCGGCCGCATGGGTATATGAAGTGCTCAAGCGCGGCCGCGGCCTGGCGCCCGTCGAGGCAGCGCCAGGCGATGCGAACGTTTTCACGGCCGCCGACGAGGCAAAGAAGTTTTTTGCCAGTATCGGCGAAAAGGGAAAGCCCGACAGCATGGTCGACACGTCGACGACGGTCGATGGCCCGCTGATTCCGGTCTATCCCTACGGCGACCATCCGCGGGGCTGGTAGTCGATGTCAATGACGGGCGATGAGCGCAAGCTAGGGCGGCTTGCGGGGCAACTCCGCTCGCTCGGCGAGCGCAACGCGCCCGAGCAACAGCGCCTGCTCGAGCCGGTCAAGCAGAACCTCAAGGGCGTGCTCCGAGAGGAATTCTCGAAGAGCATCGACCCGGCGGGAAAGCGCTGGCAGTTGACGGTGCGCGGCCGGCCGGCGCTGCTCTCGCGAAAGCTGCCGTTCGCATTCGAATTCGGCGCGCGCGACGGCGCGGTCATCGGCGTCGGAAAGTCGAAGCGTGACCTCCTCGAGGCTCATCAGGAGGGCATGACGTTTCGCGCGCGTCAGGTGAAGGCGCAGCAACAGTTCCTGACCTTCGACAAAAACGGAAAGCTGATTCGCAAGCGCCGCGCCATCAACAAGAAGGGCGAGGCGACGCGCGGAACGCATCAGACATTTGCGCGCGCGCATACGGTCGGCGAGCGCGTCTTGCCGCAGCGGCAGATCATCCCCGAGGGGAGCGAGCTACCTCCGCTTTGGAGCAAGGCTGTAGAGAGCGGAGTCATCGACGCTATGCAGCGTTGGTATGAGAGAGCGAGCGAGTAATGCCGTCGCCTCAATCGCCGATTACGACGCTCGGCAAGGCGCTCGCTGGGGCGCCGTCGCTCAAAGCCTTCGCGCGTGTGCTGACGGGAAAGAACTATATCGCGGCCGGTCGCGCGCCGCCGTCCATCGTGATTTATCCGGTGAGCGGCCCGCTATCGCAGGCGATCGACGTTCCCGAGTCCTTCAACGATGTCGAGCTGAATGTCGCCGCGCGATTGTGGGGAAGGACGATCGACGAAGTATGGGACCTGCGAGCGCGCTATATCGCTGCGCTTTGGTATCAGGCAAACCCTGATCCCGAAAACCCGGACGATTCGATTGCAGGGCCTTACTTCAAGCTCATCGACGAAGTTTGGGATATTGAGCCGGATACCGATCAGCAGGGGCAAGAGATCGAAGTAATCGCGATGTTCCGCTTCACTGCATCCGAAAAATCTCTCTCGTACGGAGAGGTCGATTCCGTCGATCAGTCAAAGACGGCGACGCTCACCGTGGCCATGCTGGCCGGCGACACGACGGCGAATGTCGATGCGACGGCCGGGAACTATCCGGCGACCGGCGTCTTGCACATCGACGGCGAGCAGATGAGTTACAGCGGCCTCACGGCTACGAGCTTTACTGGCCTCTCGCGCGGCATCAACGGCACGACGGCAGCGGCGCACGCAATCGGTGCGACCGTGAGCGTTACCCCGACCTAAAGCGGAGTCTCCGACATGGATGAAAAAGATCAGCCGCCGGCGGCTCCGCCGGTTGCGGCGCAGACGTCTGCGCCCGAATTGCTGCCGACGATCCGTGACCACGCGGAACGCTTGGAGCTCGCGCCCTGGAAAGTCGGCGCGGTGATCGCCCGTTTGCACGGGACGCACGATGAGAAGGGTAAGCGCGTGTTCGAGCATGGCGTCTCGCTCACCACGCGCATCTCCGACGCCGACTTCGACGCAGCGCTCGAATTGACGCTGCACGGGAGAGTTTAAATGTCGCTCGGAAATTCTGCCTGGTCGATTCAGACCAATGGTGGCCAGGTTCGCGCCACGCCGGCGCAGCTCGCTCGGACGATCGTGCACCTCGACGTCTCCCCGGTAGCCACCGTCAACACGCTTATCGCCATCGGTGACCCGTCGTCGATTCCGAGCAAGCTCGGAACCGGCCGGCTCGCCGAGGTCTGCGCGTTCACCGCGCGCAGCGGCCAACCGCAATATGCGATGGCGGTTAATCCGTCGGTGACCGGCAAAGCGAGCAGCGTCACACAGGTCGGCACCAGCTTGGCCACGGTCACCGTTGCCACCGCTCCCCACAAGTCGATCACCATCAAGTGCATCACCGGCGGCTCGCTGGGAACGATGACGGTGCAGTTCTCGCTCGACGGCGGTACCACCTATGGGCCGGTGACGACCTCG